CAATGAATCGACGCACTGCGGTTCGTGGGCTACTGCTTCGAATCATTCGTTGACGACTGCGCATGTGTATGATGGTTGCCGGGGCGTGAGCTTGCACGTTGAACGTGTACACGCATAACCAGAACGGACACGCCCTCCTGAACGAAGTGAAGGTGGGCCGTATTCCTAAAATCTTAATGCAAAATTCAAAGCACTAAAGACGTAGAACATTAAAAACTTAATAAGGGTTAAGGCCCTTCCTGGTGAAACTTGGTGGCAATTACAATGAATCGACGCACTGCGGTTCGTGGGCTACTAATTCGAATAATTCGTTGACGAATGCGAATGTGAATAATGGTTGCCGGGGCGTGTTATTGTACAAAAAGGTAACTTTGTCGTGCAAGCTGGGGCCTAAATCCTCTCGTTAGAAATAGCGGAAAAACAATACGAAAAAGGGTCAGTTTTGGTAGCAATATGCGAAAATTCGGGCCCTTTATTTTAAAGGAGTTAAATGAAGAGAGTAGGAAACTTATGGAATAAATTTATATCTAAAGAAAATTTTAGACTTGCTTGGTACAAAACAGCACTTGGTAGACACGATAGAAAAGATGTTCAAGAGTTTGAAAAGAATTTAGAACAAAATTTAGAAAAGATACGTCAAGAAGTTATAGCTGAAAAATTTACTACATCTAAATATTCTACCAAACAAATATTCGAAAACGGTAAGCATAGACTTATTTATATTTTACCACTTAAAGATAGAATCGTACATCATGCAATAAACAATATTATAGAAGATATATTTGTTAAAGGTTTCATAGCTAATACATATGGTTGTATAAAAGGCAGAGGTCCATTAGCAGGTAGTTATAGAATTAGAAAACTAATTATGAAAAATGATTATTGCTTAAAAACAGATATAAAGAAATTTTATCCTACGGTTGACCAACAAATTTTATATAATGAGGTTTGTAAAAAGATAAAAGATACAAAATTGTTAAGTATTATTAAGGATATTATATTTTCTTTTCCAGGTGGTAAAAATTGTCCAATTGGCAATCTCACCAGCCAATTATTTGGTAACATATATCTAAATAAACTTGATAAATTTTTAAAACATAAGATGAAGGTGAAAAACTATTGCAGATATTGTGATGATTGTGTTATACTATCTAATAGTAAAGAATATCTTTTTGTAATTCAAAAGTTAATTCATGAATTTGTAGATTTAGAATTAAAACAATCAATGAGTTACAGTGAAGTATTTCATACTAAACAAGGTATAGATTTCTTGGGTTACAGGCATTTTAAAGGTTATACTATTTTAAGAAAAAGAACCGCCAAGAAATTTAAAAGAGCAGTGTTAAACATAGTTAAAAATAGAGATAAAAGACCATTTTTACAACAGTTAAGCACATTAAATTCTTACAGAGGATATTCTAAACATTGTTATTCTTATAATTTAGTGAGGAGTCTGGATTTGGACAATTTAATGAGAGATATGTCTATTAAAGAATTTAAAAATATAGGCCCGAAACCTGAATTTCCAATGACAGGCACTAAAATTTCAATTCTTACTTTATTAGATAAGCCAATAATTGTAACAGCTTGGAAACCTTGTAAAATAAATAATGAAGATTCAAATAAACTTCAATTTATTTTTGCAGATAATGAAAAAGATACGCAATTACATATTACATTTACAAGAAGTAAAGTAATTGAAAGACAGTTACAACAAATAAATCTAGAAGATTTTCCATTCAAAACTATTATTAAAAAGAATGGAAATTCATTTTATTTAGAATAAGGAGAAAATTATGGGATTTTATTTAAACGTAGAAAATAATAAAATTATTAACGCAAGTAATGAACAGAAAAATTCTAGTACAGTAAAAAGTTATTCAGTAGAGGAACAAGTTTATTATGATTATATTTCGAATCCTGATAAATATATTGTTTCTAATAATAAAATTGAAGTTGATTCTACATATGAAACTAAACTTCAACAGCAGAGACAAGAAACCTTTGAAAAAGAATTTTTCTTAACTTCTTTAGGTTATATTAGAAGAAATGTATCAATGGCAACAGGTGAAACTAAAGATTTTTTAAGTGACTTGTTACCAACAATATCAATGGGAGTTCAACTAGGTCAGACAGTTCCTATTATTACATATCAACAACCCGATTTTACAAAAGAATTCACATTGGAGTATATGGAAAGTCTACAAGAAACTAAAAATGTAACTACTCAATTTATTCAAGAATGTGCTTTACAAGTATCTAAAGATTTTCTACCTAGTTTAGCACAAGTACAAACGGAAATATAAACTTAAACAAACAAAACTGTTCAGAGGAGAATGGGTCATGAATTTGGCCCATTTACAAAAAAAGAAAGTGAGGTAAATTATGGACGAAAACATTAGACAAGCATTGTTAGAGTGTTGCGAAAGGCATACAGATGTCTTATCAAAAGGAACAATTAACTTTGCTTATGATTTAGTTAATACGTATATTGAAGCTACTCCAAACAAAATTGATGACCAGTTTACAGGTTTAATCAATTCATCTAAACCTATTGTTGAAAATTTTGTTGAAGAATTAGTAGACAAAATTGATGGAGTTGAAGGCAATTTAGGAGCAGAAGACTAATGTCTTTTGATGTTCCAAAAGCAGTTGAGGCAGTAGGAAAAGCCGCAGAAGAAGGCTTTTCCTTTGCTAAACTTAGTAAACAAAAACAATCGGAAACTCAAATAATTAAAATTAACAAAAATTTAGAAAAAGCGGTAAATATAGCAGAAGAAATTTTTCTATATATAGATAATTTTAAAGACCGTTTCTCTGAAGAAGAGTGGGATGAGTATATAAAATTAAAACGTAAATTTAATAAAAAAGATTAAAAAAAAATGAAAGTTTTTTATACAGATTTTTCAAAATCACTGGGTTTTAATTATAGAAACAAAAAATCTTTATTTGTTTCCAGAGCAATATTTGTGATTATTGAATTAAGTCCTAAAAATATTATTCGTATAAGAATACCGGAGGGTTTTGAATCTGATGGTTGTACTTTGAAACTTAAAATTTTATGGTTATTATTTGGGTGTCCGCATAATGGAAAATATATACCAGCTAGTATTATTCATGATTATATATTAGACAATCCTGAATTAGTATGTTATAATGTGAATATATCAAGTCAGATATTCAAACAGGCATTATTAAATGAAAAAGTAAATATTTTTACTTCAAATTTAATGTACTTGGCTGTTTTAATATACCAAACATTGAAAAAGATATTTACAAAATTAAAGGAGAATATAAAATGCCTGATACAGAACAATTTTTAATCTATATGTATGGTTTTTACTGTTTATTAGGGATAGCGGCTATTATAGGGGCGTTAAAATTACTTGATTGGTTTATAGGATTAAAATATGTCTCTCACTCAAAGTGTGAAGAATGTAGAGATATAATTGAAAAAGGCATTCAAGCTGACCATGATATTTTACAACAATTAAATACTAAAATGGATTTAATATTAGAAGGTTTTAAATTTATAAATGACAATAAATCCTAAATTATTAAAAATTATGATGGCAGTAGGTCAACCAAAGGAGATAAAAATTATGTACACGTGTAAATATTTTACAATTAAAGAACTTGTGAGTAAATTAGTTTATGATTTTTATAAACCAAAATACGGTGAATCATTTATTTGGAAATTTTTTGATGAAGATGATTTAAAAGATTTGGACACTATTAGAGAAACTTGGGGTAGAGGTATAATTATAAATAATTGGGCTACTGGTGGAGATTTATCTCAATGTGGTTTACGTTGTAATATTGACCCTCTTGTAAAAGCAAAAACAACTCCATATTTAGGTGGTCATAATTTAGCAAAGGGTTGGGATTTACATGATACAAAAGGTGAAAATACTAAATTATACAATCATGTAATTGATTTAATTAAAAAAGGTAAATTAAAGAAATTAAGAAGGGTTGAAAATATTAAATCAACTCCAACCTGGGTACATACAGATTCCTTACGTACAGCCAATAATGAGCTTGAAATTTTTAATGTTTAGATAGAAAGTAACAAACTTTCGATAGATTTAATAAATACCCATCATTTGCAATTAAATGATGGGTATTTTTTATATAATTAAATCATAGAAAGGAATTAACCTAATGGTCTCAAATTATACTTACCCCAACTATATCCAATCTCCTCAACAGTTTGACAGAGTGCAACCGTTTACTCCCGGAATGCAATCTTCTTCCGTACAGAGCGGCCCTATTCAAAGATTTTTGAAAGGTCGCCCTGTATCTTGCTTTGAAGAAGCAAAAAGTTATCCTGTTGATTGGGATGGTAGTTTGTATATATTTCCTGATTTATCTAATAATAGGATTTATACAAAACAGTCAATGAATGATGGCAGTTGTCCTACTAAATGCTATGTAGAGCAACCAATGCCACAAAATACATCTTCACAGGAAAATGAACCTGTTTCTAACAAACTTTTAACAGAATTACAAGAAAAAGTTGCGATGTTAGAGCAACAGTTGAAAGGATTATTAAATGAATCAAAATCCAATGCAACTGTTCCAAATGTTCGCACAGCTTAAAAATAACCCCAATTCTTTCCTAATGGCTCAAACTATGTTTGGAAAAACTCCTGAATTTAATCAAGCCATAGAAATGATGAGAGGAAAGGATATAAATACTAAAAAATCAATAATAGAAAATGTCGCAAAAGAAAAGAATATAAGTTCACAAGAATTGCAACAGTGGGCTTCAAAATTCGGAATATCTTTATAGATTCCTGAAATTCCATGGCTTAGACTATGTGACGTAGGTACATTTTAGTAAAAGAAAGGTAAGGTAAAACTATGGATTCAGGTTTATCTTCAACTGAAGCTCTTTTGCTGGGTCAAAATTCCAATAGAGGAATGTTTGGCGGTGGCGATGATGCTTGGATTCTCTTCTTGTTCTTCCTCTTTGGTTACGGAGGAAATGGTTTTGGGTGGGGCAACAACGGCTTCTCAAACCAAGTGAACAATGATTTTCTATACACAAACCTTTCCAATCAACTTGGTAGAGGACAAGACCGTATAGAAAACACTTTAGGCCAAGGCTTTACTCAAATTGCAAACAGACAATTTGATTTGCAGAAAGACTTATGTCAAGAATTTGGCGGAGTTCAAATGGGTATCGCTAACTTACAACATAATCAAGATTCATGTTGCTGCACTACAAACCGTAACATAGATGCGGTTCGTTATCAGATGGCTCAAGATACTTGTGCCATTACCACAAATGCAACACAGAACACACAAAAAATCTTAGATAAATTGTGTGTAATGGAATCTAATGCAAAAGACCAGAGAATTGCAGATTTAACAGCTGGTTTACAGACTGCTAATTTCCAGCTTTCTCAACAGGCTCAAAGTGCAAATATTATCAATACTTTAAGACCTACTCCAATTCCAGCTTATATAACTTGCTCTCCTTATCAGGCAGCTAATGTATATGGCTATGGTTGCGGATGTGGAAATTCTTGTTTCTACGGATATTAGTATTGGTAAGTAGGGAGGTGGCTTCGGCTGCCTTCCATTTTAAAAGATTAGGAAAGGAAAATAATAATTATGTCATGCTCATGTAATAATTGTAATCATTTTGTGAAAGTAACAAGTATTGCGACATCAAATACAGAAGTAACTCTAACGGCAAGTACATCTTTTACCTTAACAAATGAATCACCGTTATGTTTTGCTATTTGTACAGTAATACCACCATTAACAGCTACATTACCTGTTAATTTAGTGATAGGTTCTACTACAATAGCTCTAAAAGATAGGGCAGGAGAACCGCTATTAGCAAATCAACTTAGAAATAGATTCTTGTATAGAGGATTTTATGGTACAACAGGTCCTCAAATGATAATACAAAATATCCCCAAGATTTGTTGCTGTGAACGAATTAGATAGGAGGTTAAAATGGAATCTTTAAAAAATAATTTGAAATATCTTATTGAACATGAACCCGAAAAATTTATAAAATTAGAACAATATGCTTCAATGCAAGATGAAGTTGATATAAATGATTTTATATGTGTTTTAAGGTATGGAGCACATATTAGAGATTTAGAAACTTATAATAAAGCTATAAATACATTAGAAAATAAAACGGGTGAACCTGTTCCTAAATGGGATTATAATGGAATTAAAAATAAAGTAAATATTGATTTTACAGAAACTGATTATACTTGTTTTGATTTTGCATATTGGATGAATATGAAATACTCAGATTATGGTGAAATTACACAAGATTTTTCAACTTATGTAAAATATACAATAGCCGATTTAGAAGATGAAGATTACCAAGGCGATGCAAGCGAAAGAGCTTATTATGACGCCATGGAAAAAATTAACTATAGAAAACACCACTAACTCTCTTCCAGCTATTAACTGTCATAAAGTACATTCTTTTTGAGTGTACTTTTCTTTTACAAAACTTAATAATTTGTACAAATTTTTTAATTTTGTTATACAATAAATTTATGGCAGTAAAAATAATTATTGATTTACCAATAAATTTAAAAGTAGATAGGGCTTTATTAGTGAGCTTTCCGTATGATGCTAGAATTGTTTGTATTATGCGAGGATTCGAACAAAAATGGTGGCACCCTAAACAAAAAATATGGGAATTACCATACAGTTGTTTGGAAAGTTTAAAACAACAATTAGCATTCGCAAAAATAGATTTTGATATTTATGACCAATTAACTATTGTAAATTATAATGAAGGTGATGAAGAAAAATTAAAAGATTGCGGCGTAGAGCATGAATATAAAACACAGCCCAGAAAACATCAAATTGATGGTTTTAATTATGGTATGAATAGCCATAAATGGTTATTAGCTGATGACCAAGGTTTAGGTAAAACTTTTCAAACTTTAAATATTGCAATAGCTAAAAGAAATCAAAAATGGTTTAAACATTGTTTAATAGTTGTAGGTGTAAACAATTTAAAATTAAATTGGTTTCACGAAATTGAAAAACACACGTGGGAAAAACCTTATATTTTAGGTCAAAGAATTATTAAAAAAGGGCCTAATAAAGGAAAATTATGTTTTAAAGATACAAAAGAGAAAATGGAAGATTTAGAAAATGGTGTAGATAATTTCTTCCTTATTATAAATGTTGAATCTTTAAGAAATATTGAATTAGCAAATAAATTAAGAGAAATGTGTCGTAATGGTGAAATTGGGATGGTTATTGCTGATGAAATACATAAATGTAAAAACCCTAATTCACAACAAGGTAAAGGTTTTCAAAAATTGCTATCCTCTGAAAGAATTGCAGTGAGTGGCACTCCTTTAATGAATTCCATAGAAGATTTATATATTATTCTAAAATGGCTAGATTATGAAACTCATACATTTACACAATATAAAAATCATTATTGTATATTTGGAGGATTTGGCGACCATCAAATAATTGGATATAAACATAAAAATGAAATTATTCAAAAATTAAAGATGTGTATGTTGCGTCGTAAAAAAGAGGATGTTTTAGATATACCCCCTAAAAACGACATACCTATTTATTTAGATATGTCTAAAGAAGAATGGAAAATATATGATGAGGTGAGAACAGCATTAAGAGAACAAATTGACTTAATAAAATTAAGTCCAAATCCATTAGCACAATTAACAAGATTAAGACAAGTCACAGGTTTAAGTAGTTTATTAAGTTCAACAGCTACACATACAACAAAATTAGATATGATGGTCCAACTTATAGAAGATGCCGTAGCAAATGGCGAAAAAGTTGTTGTTTTTAGTGAATTTGCACAAATAATAAATGAAGCTATGAAAAGATGTATAAAATATAATCCTGCTTTAATTACTGGAGATGTATCTGTACATCAAAGAGATTTAGAAGTTATGAAATTCCAAGAAAATGAAAGTTGTAAAGTTATTTTAGGCACTCGTAAAGCTATGGGAACTGGTATAACATTAACAGCAGGTAATAATGTTATATTTTTAGATGAACCTTGGAATGAAGCAAATAAAAATCAAGCTATGGATAGATGTCATAGAATAGGTACTACAAAAGTTGTAAATGTTTATACTTTAATGTGCCAAGATACAATAGATGAAGTAGTTAATGATATAGTAATGAAGAAAGGGGAACTCTCAAAATACTTTATTGATGGTCAAACTTCTAACAGACAATTTGTCAATGAGTTATTAACAAGAGTTTTAGGTGAAGATTAATGGAAGAGTGGAATATACATAATCAAAAATATTCAATAACCCGAGTAGCTATTATTTTAAATTGTAGCCCTCTTACTATTAAAAGGTGGTATAAATGGGCATCATCAACCGATGAAACTTTGGAAAATTTAGGTTTGCCACAATATACAACGGATAAAAGAGGAACTTGGTATTTTAATTCTGAACAAATAAAACAGTTACAGAATTTTAGAAAAAATTTAAAATGGGGACAAATGTCAGATTTTAATTCAAAATATTATTGGAGTAAAAAGAAAGGAGAGTCCAATGAGTAGTCGAATAGAAAATAATTTACAACAAGTTATTAACCAATATTTTGAAGAAGATTCTAAAAAGAAAGCACTAGAAAAAGAATTAAAAAGTAAAAACGCTTTTATAAAAAGTACACTCGCGGAAATGGGTGAAGATTTATATGAAACAGATAAATGTAAAACAACTATATCTTATCAAAATAGAGTAAGTATGGATGAAGAAAAAGTTATAGAAATTATTAAAGAAAATATTTCCGCCGCCAGGAGAAAAGGTGTAATTAAAACTAAAGAATATGTAGATTATGAAGTATTAGAATCATTAATCTACAATGGTGTTATAGCGGCAGAAAAATTAGAACCTGCTCAAAGTGTAAATGTAATTACCACATTAAAAGTTACAGCATTAAAGAAAAAGGAAGAAGAAAATGACTAGATTAAATAAAGAATCGCAATATGAAATAACAAATGCAACATATTCTATGAAATTAAGTTATGCAATAAATGAAAATTTATGGAATTCTTTTGAACATTCATTATCTATTAATGTAAAACCGGGTGCAGATATTAACAAAGTAAATGAAGAAATATGGGAAAAAGTTATTTCAGAGGTTGAAAATAAAATTGAAGAAAGTCAAAAATTGTATAAAGGTTAATATAATACTACTTATAGCGAAGCCGCACCTTTCGCTTCGCTATTTTTCTTAAAAGAGGAGAATTATGGCTATAGAAGACGGTTATGCTATTTGTTTTAACGAATGGGCATTAGATAAAAATATAAAATGTGAATTAGGTTTACTTCTAATAATTTCAGGATTAACTGCAGAACAAGGATTCTGTTTTGCTAAAAATAAATATTTTGCTGAATTATTTAATGAATCAGAAGATTCAATTTCTAGAAAAATTAAAAAATTAGAAAGTTTAGGGTACCTAACAATTAAATATGAAAAACGTGGTGGTGAAATTACCAATAGATATATAATGATTACAAGGCTTTGTCAAAATAGCCAAGATTCGGTAGTTCCACGAACCACAAAAATGCCGGTCGACGAACCGCAAAATTGTAGGTCGACGAACCACAATTTTTCCGGTCGCTATAATATATATAAAAATACAATAGATAATATTACAATACCCAAAAAGGGTATTTCGAACAAAAATACTAATATTTTAGAAAATAATATCAAATCTACGCCAAATCCGCCTCGGGTATCCGCACCTCAAGTTCAGGCAGGTTCAAGACTTCCTAATAAAGTGAAAGCAAAATTATTAGATTTTGATTCTAATACTAGAAAAGTTTTAGAAAATTATTGTTTATTTTTGATTGATACTTATAATTTACCAGAAAGGTCTTTACTTAATAGAATTGATGATGTACGTATAAAAGCAAGAAATGTAAATTCAGCTATTGAAGCCATATGTAATTACAACATTAACGGCGGTTATAAGACTTTATACGTACCTGGAAATTTATCAAAAATAGTTGCGGAAACAGTTGTAATAAGCGAAGAAGCTAGTGATGATGATTTTGTTAGAGATGCTGATGGTAATATAGAGGAGATTTGGTAATGAATGAAGAATGTTGGTATTATATAGAAGCTAATGAAGAAATGCCATTAGGTGGTTGCGTACAAAGTAAAGGTGAAGATTGGTGTGATGTGCATTGTCCTATCTTTAAAAATATGAAAGCGGCATTCATTCATAGTGGATTAGAAGAACAATACTGGTATCCATTTACTTTAAAGCACGTAGCCATAGATTCAAAAGAAGTGTCTAAAATTATGGAAATACGAAATAATTTATCCTCTTTTGTAGAAAATGGTAATAACATTCTTATACAGTCTTCAAAATGTGGTAATGGAAAAACAAGTTGGGGTATAAAATTATTGCAAAAACAAATTGAACTTAATAGTAACCAATCTGTTACACCTGCTCATTTTGTTTATGTACCTTCTTTATTATTAGAAGCTAGAAAAAGTATCAACAATAAAAGTAATTATTTTGATTTATTGGTTAGTATCTTAGAAACTTGTCCATTGGTTATGTTTGATGATATAGCAAGCATACCATTGAAAGATTATGATTTGCTTATTTTAAGCAGTATTATTCAAAAAAGATTAACAAGAAAATTAAGTAGTATTTTTACAACAAATTGTGAAAATGATGTATTGAAACTTAATTTAGGTGACCGTTTGTTTGATAGAATAAATCGTTTAAGTACAATAATTACCTTTAAAGGCGGTAGTATGAGGGGTAAAGATGAGTAATATAGAAGAAGAGATATTAAATAAAGATGGTGGAATAAAAGAAGAATTTATTGATTTAATGGAAGATAAAGGTCCAGAATGTAGTATCTTATGTAAGGTGCTTAACACAAAATCCATGATGATTTTAAATTCAAATAATATTGATGGTTCCTTTTTTGTAAAATATAAGCCTTTATACGATTTCATAAATGACCACGTTTCAAAATACGGACAGGTACCTGATATTTCAACAATAGCTATAGAATTTCCTGATTTTTCTATATTTGATGTTCAAGAAAGTGACCAGTATTTAGTTGATAGGATGTATGAACAACATACATTTAGAATGTGTTGCATATCATTAAAAAAATTAGAACCGTTATTGCAACAAGATGCACAGAAAGCGGTTGAATTTTTACAACAAGAGATTCCTAAACTTGCAAATATAACACCTTTAAATTGTTATGATTTGGTTGAAAAATCACCAGAACGTTTACAAGAATATGAAGCTATGTTAGATAAACAAGAGGAATATTTTATAAATACAGGATTTCCTGAATTTGACAATATTATGGGTGGTTTTAAAAAAGAGGATTTGGTTATATTGTTAGCACGCCCAAACCAAGGAAAGTCTTGGTTAGCGTTTAAATTTGCTTTGGAAGCTTGGAAGCAAGGTAAACGTGTAGGCATTTATAGTGGTGAAATGAGTAAAACAGATGTAGGATATAGATTAGATACTTTGGATAGTCATATTTCTAATACTTGTTTACAGCGTGGAAATAAGGTTGTTCATGGTGCTTATAAAGATTATATAGAATTTTTATCTAAACAAGAAATCCCTATTTTAGTAACTACACAAAAAGATTTTAATGGAAGACCTACAACAGCAAAATTGCAAGCGTTTATAGAAAAAGAAAAATTGGATATTTTATTTGTTGACCAGCTTTATTCAGTGCAACCTACTACAAAATCAAGAGATAGGAGATTGCAATTTGAAGAAGTTATGCAAGAATCTTTAGATATAACAATGAGGTTAGGTATTCCTATTGTTTACACGTGTCAAGCAAGCAGAAAAACAGTAGGAGATGAAGCTGAAAAAGATAAATTACCTAGATTAGAACATATTGCAGAATCAGATAGTATTGGACAAATTGCAACCAGGGTAATTTCAATGTGCCAATATGAAGGTAATTTATTATTAAAAATGGCTAAAAATAGAAATTTAGCATTAGGTGAAAAAGTTGCATATTTATGGAATATTGATAAGGGTTTATTTGAATATAATCCAGATGGGAATTCTAGTAATACAGAAGAAAATCCTAAGAAAATTCCAGCAAGTCGTAGAAGAGGTTCAATGAAAAGACAAGGTAGTGAGGTGTTTTAATGTTAATGATTGATGAAACTCCTATATTAGAAAATGAAATGACTATTATAGAAGCATTAAGGACTGAACTACATAATAGAGGAATAAATAAATTAGCAGTAGTTAAGAAAACACATGGTAATATTCAAGTATGTTGTCCAATTCATAAAAATGGGCAGGAAAGAAAGCCATCTTGTGGCATAAATATAGACGGAAGTAATGGTACAACACCTGGAACTGTACATTGTTTCACTTGTGGTTATGTTGCAAATTTTCCGGAATTTGTAAGTGATTGTTTTGGTTATAATGATGGTGGAGCTTATGGCAAACGATGGTTATTTGAAAATTTTGTTTCTGTTGCAGTTGAAAAAAGAAGTGCATTTTCATTGAATTTGAGTAGAAACAAACAAAAACATGAATATATTACAGAACAAGAATTAGATAGTTATAGATATATCCATCCATATATGTATAAAAGAAAATTAACTGATGAAATAATAGAAAAATTTGATGTAGGATACGATAAAGAAACTCAATGTATTACATTTCCTGTTTGGAATGAAAAAGGTAGATGTGTGTTTGTAGCAAGAAGAAGCGTAAATACAAAGTTTTTTAATTACCCAAAAGAGGCAAATAAACCTATTTACGCTTTAAATTTTATATCAAATAATATTAGAGAGGTTGTTGTATGTGAATCTATAATAAATGCTTTAACCTGTTGGACTTGGGGAATTCCTGCCGTAGCTTTAATTGGAACAGGTAGTTATGAGCAATATCCTATATTAGAAAATAGTCATATTAGAAAATTTATTTTAGCATTAGACCCAGATGATGCAGGTTTTAAAGGTACTCAAAGATTTATTAAAAATGTGAAAGGTAAAATGATAATTTCTTTAAATTTACCTGAAGGAAAAGATGTAAATGATTTAACTGAGCAACAGTTTAGAAGTATAATGAATTCGGTTACGTAGTTTTTGTAAACAAGATTTAATAAAGTATTGTATTTTAAAAATTTTGTTATACAATAAATTTATACAGTGTAAAAATATTAAGTTAAAAGAAGGAGAAGATTATGCCGGTAGTAGGAATTCATGATGTAGATAATTATAAATCAGGCGGGGATTATAGTTATTTAGTTTTAAAAAATGATGGAGACACTGCAAAGGTAAGATTTTATATTGAAAGTATGGATGATTTAAGGTTTTATGTAGTACATCAAATTACCACAAGAGATGGTAAACAAAGATATGTAAATTGTCTTCGCACATATGACCAACCTATTGATGATTGTCCATTTTGTAGACAAGCTCTGCAAAATAAAGAATATAATACACTTGTTAAAATGTTTTTACCTGTATTTGATATGAATGATAAACAAGTTAAATTGTTTGAGAGGGGTAGAACATTTAAAGATGAAATACAAGGTCACATTAGAAGAAATTCACCGTTAGTTAATTATCCTTGTGAAATTGAAAGATGTGGAGAAAAAGGTGATACAAAAACTGTATATAAAGTTTATCCACTTGCACAAGAAAAAGATAATACACTTATAAAAGATTTACCAGAGGTGGAAGATTTAATTGGAACTTATGTGTTAGATTTTAGTAGAGAAGATATGGAAGATTTTATAGAAACGGGTAAAATTCCAGATTCAAATTCTGAAGATGAAAATTTACCTAGACGTACATCAAGAAGTAGTGAACAAACTTCTCAAGATACAAATAATACAGCGACAAGAAGAAGAACAGCGAGTAGGTTTTAATTATGGGATTATTAAATATTAAGGCACCTGTTGGAGTTAATACTTCACAGGTTGCCTCTAAAGTGCAAAATTCGAAGAGAAAAGTTTCAACAAGAAGGTCAACAGGGAATACAATAGGTGATAGAATTCAGTTAATTAAAGCAAAAGTTGAAGCGGAGTTAGGAGATTTAGTAGATAGTTTTATTTTAATACAAACTGAAGAAGAATTATCTAATTATGTTGATAAATGTATTGAAAATGGTGTATGTGCTTTTGATACTGAGACTACAAGTTTAGATTATATAACTTGTGAGCTTGTTGGTTTTAGTTTATATACACCTGGAATGAAGGCGTGTTATGTACCTATAAATCATAGAAGTTTTGTAGATAATTTAATTAAAAGTGGTCAATTAAGTTTAGATGTTGTAAATAGACAATTAAAAAGATTACAAGATGTACCTACTATAATGCACAACGCAAAATTTGATATTAATGTGTGTTATTTTAGATTTAATTGGTTATTTAATAATTTAAAATGGGATACAATGGTAGCTTCTAAAATATTAAATGAATTAGAAGATGCAAGTTTAAAATATCAATATTGCCATAAAATAGCCAAAGATGGTAAAGTTAATGATTATTCAGCTTTGTTTGAAGGTGTTAATTTTGCATATATACCTATAAAAATTGGTTATTTATATGCGGCTAAGGATGCTCAAATAACATATGAATTATATCAATGGCAGTTGGAAGAGTATAATAAACCAAATAATAGTAAATTAAAAGAATTACTAGAGACAATTGAGATACCGCTTGTGCCAGTAGTTGCAGATATGCAAAGAACAGGCATTACTTTAGATTTACAAAAAGCGGAAGAATTATCTATTAAATATCGTAAACAGTTAGAAGAATGCGAGCAAGAAGTAGATAATGTTTGTAAATTATATTCTAAAGAGATTTCTAATTGGAATAGAAATAATCCAAAAGAACATTTTAAATTACCGCTTAATCCTAACAGTTCTAAACAAGTGGCGGCATTATTATATGATATTTTAGGATTACAGAGTAATGATAAACATAAACCTAAAGGGACTGGTGATGAAATATTATCTGCTATGAATGAACCAATAGTTGATGTTATTTTAAAATATAGAGGAGTATATAAATTATTATCCACCTATATAGAAAAAATGCCAAAAGTTGTAAATCTAGTTACAGGAAAAATTCACGCTAGTTTTAATCAAAATGGTACAGAAACTGGTAGATTTTCAAGTAGTGACCCAAATTTACAAAATATACCTTCACATAATGATGATATACGTCAAATGTTTACAGCTGAAAAGGGTAAGGTTTTAATATTTGCGGATTATTCACAGCAAGAACCAAAAGCAACAGCTTGGTTGAGTCAAGATAAAAATATGCTTGAAATTTATAGTAGTGACCCGAATGCAGATTTATATCCTGAAGTAGCGGCTACGGCTTTTCATTTACCTGCTAGTGAATGTGTAGAATTTAGACCTGATGGTACTGTAAATAAAGAAGGTAAGGAACGTAGAGGTAAAGCTAAAATTATTCAATTAGCTATGACTTATGGACAAGCCGCTTATTCGTTGGCACAGTCTTTGGGTTGTAAATTAAAAGAAGCACAAGAAATTCAAAATAGATTTTTTAGTAGATTTCCGGGTATTAAAAAATTTACAGAAGATACTTTTCAATTTGCATATGAGAATGGTTATGTAGAAACTGTATGGGGCAGACGTAGACATTTACCTGATATGCAATTAGAACCTTATGAATTTAGTTGGTTAGATGGTGTAGGAAATAATTTTGATTTATTAGATTTTGAAAATGAATCAGAAGTGCAAGAAGTTCCTTTTGATATTCAAGATGAATATGCAGATGCCTTAGATAAATGTTACAAATGGACAGATAAGTTAAAAATTATGGAACAGGCGGCGAAAGAAAATATTAAAATTGTAGATAATACTGCAAAAATATCTGCCGCTGAACGTCAAGCAATTAACACACCTATTCAAGGAACAGCTTCTGATATGATTAAATTAGCTATGGTTAATTTATGGAATAATAAAAGATTTAAAGAATTAGGTGGACAAATTGTTTTGCAGATTCATGATGAATTAGGTATTCAATGTCCTGAAGAAAACTTAAAAGAGGTCGCAAAAATATACCAAAATATTATGGAAACAAGTCCTCAAGTAAAAATTAAATTACCTTGGAGATGTGATATGGTAATTTGTAAAAGATGGTATGGAGAGGAGATAAAGTTAGATGTTTAATTTATATTTTGCAGGTAGTGATAATCCTGCGTGGCGTGAATATTTAATTGCTAAAAATGCAAATAGATTGGCTAGCTGGATAAATGATAGAAATGTTATAGATGCTTGGATTGAAAATAAAGCTAAAGGCAATTTATTTATTGATTCAGGTGCATTTTCTGCACATACGGTAGGTAAAGAAGTAGATATAGATAAATATATTGAATTTTTAAATAGTATTGATGAATATGTATATATTGCCGCGGCATTAGATAAAATACCTGGAGTTTTTAGGCAAGCAAAAACAAGAAAACAATGTTTAGAAGCTCCTTTAATTGGCTGGGAAAATTATTTGTATATGCGGGAAAGGGTGAAGAGTCCAGATAAAATATTACCAGTATTTCACCAAAATGAAGATTTTGATTGGTTAATAACAATGTTAGAAACTAAATTTGATGGTAAACACATTCCGTATATAGGAGTATCACCTGCAAATGATAGGTCAACAAAAGAAAAGAATGAGTGGTTTGAAATAGTATTTAGAATGATAGGACAAAGTTCAAATCCTAATGTAAAAACACACGCATTCGGTATGACATCTTTACCTGTTTTAGAGCGTTATCCGTTTACAAGTGCAGATTCAACAAGTTGGATAATGACAGGTGCTAACGGTGGAATTATGACACCTAATGGTACAGTTGTAATAAGTGAAAAGCAAAAAGATAATCCTCAACATATTATTCATCAAACAAATGCTGAAATTGAAGAGGTTAAGGCTTTATGTAAAAAGTATAAATTCAAGTTTGATGAATTAGCAACCAGTTATCAAGAAAGATGTAAATTTAACATAGCATATTTAATGGATTGGTGTAAAAACTACACTTTTAAAGGTACAGAAATTAAAAAACGTACACTTATTAGACTAAAACCTAAGACTATAGAACAGCATAAAGAACTTATTAGAAAGGCGGAGATAATGGAATTACAAAAAGAAGAAGATTTAAAACTTATGCAAATAAAGGCATTAGACAATAAAATTACTTTAAAAGATGTTATGGATTCAGCTACTGTATCAAATGTACCTGAATCAGAAATGGAAATAGTTGAAGAAAATACAGTTGGCAGACAAGGTGAAGAATTTGGAACTGTAAAAGGTTTAGGAGCTAAAAATACAAAATATATTTATGATTATGACCCAGAACAGCTAGAGTATTTTGAAAATAAACATCCGGATAATGATTATGTAGTAAAATTTAATGCTTATGAATTTACTAGCTTATGTCCAAAAACAGGTCAACCCGATTTTGCAACAATACATATAAAATATATTCCAGCACAAAAAATGGTAGAAAGTAAGTCGTTAAAATTATATTTATTTAGTTTTAGAAATCATGGTGATTTTCATGAAGATTGTGTAAATATTATTATGAAAGATTTAGTCAAATTATTACAACCTAAATATTTAGAAGTAAAAGGTTTATTTACTCCTAGGGGAGGAATAGCTATACATCCATTCGCAACATATTCAAATGGTGAAGAGAAATATAATGAAATTGAAAGACAAAGACAGTTAGAAGAATTAAAAGGTGGTTTTTAATGCAGGCTTTTGATGGCGGTATAAGTAAATTATTTGAAGTTATATCTAGAATATCAAAAAATGATATTGATATAGAAATAGATGGTAAACATTTACATTATGAAAAACCTAAAAAGATTAAAATATCTCCAACATTTTTCTATGCAGATGGTTGTGAATGTTGTTCTAGATGTTGTGGCAATTATGGTCATATTTTAACTGAATCAGAATATAACAATGTAATTCAACAAGCAGATAAATATGAAGAATTATTAAGTTTTTTAGAACCTTCATTAATTAGTGTAAATGGTAAAGAAATTACTATTTATAAAGATGCTCCAAGACTTAATGGATTGACAATAAAAACGGCTAGAAGTGAAAGACCTGCTTGTTATTGGAGTTATATAGAAGGTGAAAAATATTTATGCAAAATTCATGATGTGAGAACTTTCACTTGTAGAATGCCACATATGATGTTTAGGTATTGTGCAAATACGAAAACAACAAATATCGGTGTTTATGATTTTGGAAGGAATTGGGCGTTAGGTTGTCCGTATATGTTAAGAATCGGTAACCTTGACACTTTACAACAAAATATTTTTAAGTTAAAATACAGTAAACAAATTGCAACGGATTTAGGTTTGGATATTTATGTAGATGAATGTTTATCAGTTTTGAAATCTTATACAAAAAATTTTACAGAGTTTAAGGTTCCTCAAAATCCATTAAATGTTTATGTACGTACGCCAAATATATTGGAAAGGAGATTTAAAAATGAAGAAATCAGCAGTTGTTGTATTTAGTGGGGGTCAAGATAGTACGACTTGTTTATTACAAGCATTAAAAGAGTATGATGAAGTATATGCTATTTCATTTTTCTATGCACAAAAACATTGGGAAGAATTAAATAAGGCGAAGAAAATATGTGAAGATTTTAATGTACCTCATAAAGTTGTTCAAGTTGAATCAATATTTGAGTGTTTATCTAATTGTGCATTAACTAATATAGATTTAGATATAGCTAAAGGTGAAAAATATCCTAATACGTTTGTTGATGGTAGAAATCATATATTTTTATCTATAGCGGCTATTTATGCTAAACAAATTGGAGCTCATGATATAATCACAGGTTGTTGTGAAACTGATTTTAGTGGATATCCAGATTGTCGTAGAGTATTTATTGATTCTTTGGAGCAAACACTTTCATTGGCTATGGATTACCAGTTTAATATAATTACACCGTTAATGTACTTAAACAAAAAACAAACTTGGGCATTGGCGGATGAATTAGGTTATTTAGACTATGTATATAAAAATACGCATACCTGTTATAATGGTGTTGAAGGTGGATGTCATGAATGTCCAGCTTGTAAACTTAGAGAACAGGGTTATAAAGAATATATGGAAGAGAAAGAGGGCTTAAATGTATAAAGTTAGCAAACGAATGGAAATTGCAGGAAGTCATCAATTAGAGTTAGATTATGAAAGTAAATGTGAAAATCTTCATGGACATAATTGGATTATAACTGTAGAAGTAACTGGTCAAAAATTAGATAATAATGGAATGTTAATAGATTTCACAGCTATAAAATCTATAGTTAAAGATAGATTAGACCATAAAAATTTGAATGAGGTACTTAATTTTAATCCGACAGCTGAAAATATAGCTTATTGGATTGCAAACTTAATTGATAAATTTTGTGATGATTCTGGTAGATTTGATACTTGGTGTTCAAGTGTTAAGGTACAAGAAAGTGAAGGCAATATTGCAGAATGGAGTAGAAAATAAATGTCAAGTTTAAATGTAGTTGAGATATTTGATAGTATTGAAGGTGAGGGTATAAGAACTGGTATGCCTGTAACGTTTATTAGATTAGCAGGTTGTAATCTTAATTGTAATTACTGTGATACTAAATATGCTCAAAATAGTACAGATGGAGAGTTAATCAGTATTGATGATATAGTTAAAAAAGTAAGATATAAAGCCGTAACAATTACGGGAGGGGAGCCATTATTGCATGAACAACCTGTAATTGATTTAATAAATAAATTAAATGAAGAAGGTCATTATATAAATATAGAAACTAATGGAAGTATTGATATATTACCTTTTGTATTACCTGTAAGAGCAGGCAGCGGATTTTTTACAGTGGATTATAAATGTCCTTGCTCCGGTATGGAAGATAAAATGGTTAGTAATAATTTTGTTTTAATGGATGAAAGTGATGTATTAAAATTTGTTGTTGCTAATACTGAAGATTTAGCAACAATTAGAAAATTTTTAACTAATTATCCTAGCTTTAAAGGTGTAATATATATAAGTCCTTGTTTTGGGCTTATTGATTTACAAAAATTAGTTGATGAAGTTAAATTATTAAAATTAAAATATCCAAGATTTGATATAAGATTTCAGGTACAGCTTCATAAAATTGTATGGGGTCCTGAGGAGAGAGGTGTATAATGTTAGATGAATGTACAATGTATAAATTATTTGAACAATTATTGAAAGAAATTGACCCTAATCCTTCTAGAGATGCTTTAAAGGAAACACCTAGAAGAATGATAGGTTATTTTAAAGAATTATTTGAAGGTGCTTTATATACCAATGAAGAAATAGCACGTAAATTTGATAAACAGTTTGAAATAGGAAGTGAAGATTTAGTTATTATGAATAATATACATTGTTTTTCACATTGTGAGCATCATTGTGCTTTGATGGAATTGAAAATAAATATAGCATATATACCAAAAGATGGTAAAGTGTTAGGTTTATCAAAATTTCCAAGAATATGTGATTTAGTATGTAAAAGGTTACAAGTCCAAGAACGTATAGGTATGGATATTTGTGAAGTGCTTAAATTATTAGGTATGGAAGATATAATGGTTGTGATTGATGGGCGTCATGCTTGTGTTAATGCTAGAGGTATTAAACAACCAGAAACAGTAACAAGAACAAATTGTCTTAGAGGTAGATTTCAATATGATACACCTCTTAAGAATGAAGTATTAAACAGTATAAAGTAAAGGAGAGAAGATGAAAGTTACATTAGAAACCAAAGTTCTTAAAAATTTAGTTACAAGGGTTATGAAAGGTGTTGGTAACAATGATTCAATTATGCGAACCTGTTGGATTGGTATTAAATGTTTGGATAATGAATTAAGTATGACAGCCTGGGATGGAGAAAATTATTTACAAGTAATTGAAGACAAGGTTGTTTGTGATAATTTTAAAGTCACTGTTACGGCAGAAAAATTTTCACAACTTATTTCAAAAACAACTTCTGAAAAAGTAGTAATGGAATTGAAAGATAATTATTTAAAAATTAAAGGTAATGGAGATTATAAGTTAGAATTGCCTGTTGATGATGAAGGTGAACTAGATAATTATCCGGAAATGGTATTTGATACTGAAAAAGCTAAAAAATTAAAAATTAAATTATCTGCTATTGTATGGGCAGTTGAAGGAAATAAAATAAGTTTAGCAAAGACACCAGAATTGCCTCATTTAATGTGTTATTATTTTGGTGAGCAAGTATTAACCACAAATAATACAACAGGTTCTATGTCTGTAATTGATGTATTTGGTGAACCTATTATGCTTAAAGCGGATTTAGTTAATTTAGTTGCTACTATGGAAAATGAAGATATTGACGTGTATATACTTGATGATAGAATTGCTTTTGAAACACCAAAAACAATGATTATAGGTTATTGTAATGAAGGAAAAGCAGAATTTGAAGAATCTGTATTAGAAGATTTACAACAATTATTCGCATTAGAATTACCTGCTTCTTGTACGGTAGAAAAAAGTAAATTATTAGGTATATTAGACCGTATTATGCTCTTTGTTAAAACAAAAGAAGAAGGTGTTCGAGTATTATTTACTAAACAAGGAATTCAGTTTTATAATAAAGACCAGTCTGTAAATGAATTGTTACCTTATGCAAAAAGTGATAATTTTGTAAATTTTGAAGAAAAATTACAATTAGATGTATTAAAGGATTTAATAAATTCAGTATGTGATGAGGAATGTCATATTCAATATGGTGAGCAAGGATTTATTAAGTTTGGCAAAGAAAAACGTCAACATCTTTTAACAGTATTGGCAGAGGAATAATTATGGTTAGCAAGTCTTTAAAGAATATACATAATCTTATAAAGGCCGCAAGTGAACAGATTCCACCGCACGAGGCATTTCTTAATGACCTCGTTGCGGTTATCTGTAAATGTGAAAAGCCTAGAAAAATGTCACAAACATATAAACCATCTTCACTAATATGTGTTAGAAATATGTACTATCAAATAATGGGTGCAGAACCTACAAATGAAGCTATTGATGAAACTTTAATAGGTATGGCAGATATTGGCACACATAGACATGAAGTGTTACAGAATTGTATTTCTAAAATGCAACAATTTGGTATTGATTGTGAGTGGGTTGATGTTGAAGATTATGTAAATAAAAATTGTATTGAATTAGGGACCAAAGTTACAGAAAGAAAAGGTTTTGAGTTTAAATGTCATAATGAAAAATATAATATGAATTTTTTGTGCGACGGCATAATAAAGTATAAAGGAGTATATTATATTTTAGAAATAAAAACTGAAGGTTCTTACAAATGGAATAAGCGTACATCAGTAGATGAAAAGCACATTTCTCAAGCGTGCTGTTACAGTTTATGTTTCGGTATAGATAAGGTATTATTTGTTTATGAAAATAGAGATAATTGTCAGAAAAAATCTTATTTATATAAACCTACTCAACATGAAATAGAAGAACAAGTTATAAATAAAATAAATACTTGTGAAGAGTATGTCAAACTCTGTTTGGCACCTCCTAAAACAGAAAATAAGAGAGTTTGTGCATATTGTCCTTATATAGATTTATGTAAGAAGGAGAAATAATGAATCGAGGTAAAGATTTTGAAGAAAATTTTAAAAAACAAATGGTTTCCAGTGGTTTTGACGTTAATCGTGTTTGTGATAATACTGCTGGGTATATGGGTGGTAGAAATGTATGTGACTTCATTACTTATATTTATCCTAGTATTTTCTACTTTGAGCTAAAAACAACCAAAGGAAATACTTTACCTTTTTCTAATATTACACAAAATCAATTTTTAGGTTTATTAGAAAAAGAAAAAGTTGAAGGAGCAGGAGCTGGGATAATTGTATGGTTTTTAGACCATGACAAGACATTTTTTGTAAGTGCGGATTGTATGCAAAAAATAAAAAATGAAGGAATGTTTAAATCTTTGCATATTAGAGATTTAAAATTAAAAGCAGAAGAATTTGATAAAGGTAGATATCATAAATGTTTTGAAATAAATGGGATTAAAAAACGAGTATTTTTTAATTATAATATGCAGGAATTTAAACAAAATTTAGAAAGGTATATAAATTATGGTAAATAAGACACAATCATCACCGCAAGAACCACAAGAAAAAGTAACGGTGGAACAAACTATACAACAAGCGGACGAAAAACAAGAGAAACAAACCTCACAAGATGAAGTAATACATTCAATTATAGCTAGAGTTGAAGATAATTCTGAAAAAATTGAAAAAGTTGTTGATGAGTTAATACAACCATATTGTGAAAAATTAGATACTTTAATTACTAAATTTAGAAATTGTTTAATGGATAAAGAAAATCCTGTAACAGAGTGGGAATTAGATGATGTATGTTTAAAACTGCCTTCACATTTATACTTTATGGGAGAGGCACAAGAAAAATTTGGTATTAAAGAAGATATTTCTAAAAGTATAAAAATGGAATTATACAATGAAATACATCAAAGAACGAAAGGCACTATTGCAGATAAACAAGCGGCAAGCGAAGCAGGCACTATTGAAGAAGATATAGTTTATAGAGCTTATCAAAGAGCTTATAAACGTATAAAACAAAAATTAGAAGCCGCTTATGAATTACTCTCGTCAATAAAAAAAGTAATATCAAGAAGAATGGGAGAACAAGAACTGGCTAATGTGGATTCTGGCAGATTTAGAAAGGAGTAACAAATGAGTCAATTAGATGTTATTTGTGCAAATTTGAATAAGCAAATGGGTTCTTCTTTATTGCGTAAAGGTGCAATATTTGAAGATATACCTAGAATACCTTTTACAAGCCCTAGATTGAATCACATGACATACGGTGGTTTTCCTAGAGGATATATGGCGGAATTTTATGGTGATGGAGGAGGTGGAAAAACTACAACAGCATTAGATTTATTAGCTAATGCTCAACAGTTATTTCAAAAAGAATATGAAGAAAAATTAGCTGAATTAGAAGCTATAAAGTCACCTACAAAAGAGCAGAAAAATCAACTTGCTAGATTGCAATCTTCAGGACCTCAAAAATGTTTATTTTTAGATGCTGAAACTTCTTTTGATGCAGAATGGGCTGAAAAGTTAGGTGTAGATGTTAATAATTTATACATATTAACACCGGAAAATCAATCAGGAGAAGATATATTACAAATTGCTTTAGATATGTCAGAAACTGGCGAAGTAGGTTTTTTAATTTTAGATAGTATTGGAGCCTTATATAGTGAACAAGAAGCAGATAAAAATTTAAAAGAAAAAGTTTATTGTGGTATTGCAGGAGCATTAACTAGATTTTCTAAGAAAATGACACGATTAGCTTCAAAGTATAATATGGCAGTTATAATGATTAATCAAGTTAGAGAAGTTATTGATTCTCAATACGTACAATATAAAACACCTGGAGGAAAAACTTTCAAACATCATTGTGCTTTGAGAATAATGTTTTCAAAAGGAAAATATTTAGATGAAAAATATGCAGAGTTAGCTAGTGGTTGTGAAGAACCTGCTGGAAATATTGTTAAGGTGCATATTGAAAAGACTAAAAAATTTCCACCTAATAGAAAAGAAGGTTTTTATACTTTAAATTATGAAAAAGGAATAGACGCATTGGCGGATACAATAGATGTATGTTTGTTGAAAGGTATAATATTACGAAAAGGTGCTTATTATACTATTATGGATTCTAATTCTAATTTTGAAAATACATTAACAGATGAAGAAAATAATGATTTAACTTTTCAAGGAAAAGCTTCTTTATATGATTTCATTGAAAATGAAGAGGTAATTTATAAATATTTGACAGAATGTATAGTGTAGGTTAATAATTACTTTTATTATCATTATTTTTGTTATATAATTAAAATGCAACGAAGAAGAGGTGTTATATGAAACCAGTTATAATAATCCATGATTATTATCAAAATATTTATATTACTTTAGGTGACGCTATACACGCATTGGTTAGAGCTCATAAAGAGCCACAAATTGAAACTTTATTATTTAAGTTTAATAGAGTTTGTGAAAGCCATGCCCAATGTATGGATACGATTTCACAGTTTGTAGATATATTAAAAGAACAGGAGGCATAATGGATATACCGTATATAAAAGGAAGAGAACTTGATTCAATAGCTTTAAAATTAGGTTTAAAGCGTAAAAAATATTGGTTTATTTTTAAAGAAACTGATAAAAAATTAAGACAACGTTGTGAACAAAGAGTTAATCAAATAACTAATAGACAGATATCAGTTCTAGGTTGTGGATTCATAGGAGTATAAATGAATACACGAAAATTTTCTAGTATGCAGGAAAAACAAATAGCAAAAAATTTAGGTGGTAAGGTTCAACCAAATAGTGGAGCAGCCAATTTTGTTGCAGGAGATGTAAAATTAGATTTTATGTTGATTGATGCAAAAACTGTTACAACACCTAAGAAGAGTGTAGCTATAAAAGAAGAATGGTTTGGTAAAATTAAGTATGAGGCATTTTCTATGGGTAAAGAAATGTCTTGTATAGCATTTAATTATGGTCCAGGTAAACCTAATTATTATGCAATAAATGAAAAGGATTTTAAACAGTTATTACAGACATATAAGGAGAAATATTATGAGAGTTAATGTTCAATTAGACGAAGATATAACAGCTCGTATAGAAGAATTAGTGAGCAGTAAATTAGATGAAGCAGTTAATAAAGTTATTCAAGAGAATTTAGATGATATTATTTTACAGGTTGTTAAATCGCAAATTAAATCCGCGGCACTTGTTTATATTCAAAGTAGCGAATTAAGACATAAATTATTACAAAAAGTAAAACCCGAAATTGATGCGTTAATAAGTAAGGAGAAATAAATGGTTATATCAACAATTATTGTAATTAGAATTATCCTAGTTATGCTTATTATTCATTTAGCTTGTTCGGCTTGGATTTTATTTTTAGCAGGTACTGTTGGTGAACCTTTAGATTCTTTTGATTATCTGCTTATATTTACAATAGCACCTGAAATAATACTTTTATTTATTATTTGTAAATTATTTAATATTAGAGGAGGAAATAGATGACACTTGCAACAGTTTATAGGCCCAAGAATTTTTCTGATTTATGCGAACAGAAATCAATAGTTAATATATTAGAATATCAAATTGAAAATAATTGTCCAAAAAATGCTTATTTATTTACAGGGCCTGCAGGTTGTGGTAAAACAACATCAGCTCGTATTTTAGCTAATGCACTTAATAAAGGAAAAGGTAATCCTATAGAAAAAGATGCCGCAAGAAATAATGGTGTAGATAAGATAAGAATAATAATTGATGAAGCAGGTTTTCAAAGTTTAGAAAGTCAATATAAAATATTTATCATTGATGAATGCCATATGATAACCAATGAAGGCTGGAATGCCATGCTTAAAATATTAGAAGAGCCACCAAAAAATACTATTTTTATTTTTTGTACTACAGACCCGCAAAAGATACCAGCTACAATATTAAGTAGAGTTCAAAGATTTGATTTTCAAAGAATAACTTTGAATACTATTATAGATAGATTGGAGTATATACTTAAACAAGAAAATATAACAACGTACAAGAAAGAAGCCATTGAATTTATAGCTAGAATGGCAAATGGAGGAATGCGTGATGCAATATCTTTATTAGAGAAGTGTATTGATTATGCTCCAGAAATAAATATTGATACAGTAATTCAAGCCTTGGGTTTTATAGATTATGATGTATTATATGATATTGTTATAGCATTAAAAGATAAAAATGTTGCGGATTTAATTACTAAATTAGAAGAAGTTTACATATCTGGAATAGATATGAAATTTTTAATTAAGCAATTACTCGCATTTATTTTAGATGTATGTACATATAGTAATTTAAAGAATTTTAAGTATGTTAATATTCCTGAAGAATTTGAAGATAAATTAAATTTTTTAACAGATAATTGCACATCTGCTCCAAAACAACTTTTGAAAGATATAATTGATTTAGATAATAAATTAAGATATGAAACCAATCCAAAATTGTTGGTAGAAAGCACAATGGTGGTATTATGCAATTAGTAGGTCAATATAAATTTTCAAATTTTTTGGATAATTTAACTTTAAAAAATTGTCCACATTTTATTATTTTAAAAGGCGGTAGACGTAGTGGTAGAACATTACTCACTGAATTACTTATAGATAGGTTAAAAGCTAATAAAGTTCCGTTTGAACCTTCTGCAGAAAATGTGAGAAAAATTATTTCTACAATTTATAGTATAAAAGAACCTTGTGTTTACTGGTGTGAAGATTTGGATAAAATGCGAGCTGAAGCTAGTAATGCCTTGTTGAAGGTAACGGAGGAGACGCCAAAGAATGCTTATATTGTATTACATAGCGTTAATACACCTTTGGCGACACTTAATTCAAGGGCTCAGGTTTTTGAACTTGAACCCTATTCTTTTAAAGAATATGAACAATATTGTAAATTGAAAAATATTGAAATGCCAGTAAATGCACAAGTATTGATGAATAGTTGTGAATCATTAGCTGATTTTGAATATTATGTAACATCTGGACAATTTAAAGAAGCATATGAATTGGCTTGTAAAGTTTTAGATTATATGGGTGAAGTTAGTACAGTCAACGCATTTAAAATATTAAATAAATTAGCTTTAAAGAAGGATGCTGAAGGTATAGACCCTATATTTTTCTTAACAGTTTTATTAAATGAATATATTTTTCGCAAAGGAGATGTAAAATTTGGTGAAATAATAGTTAAAAATACTCAAGATTCTTTAGCTTTATTAAGAAATGATTATTTTAATAAACAAGCAATTATGGATAGATGGGTACTTAATATAATGAAAGGAATCGATGAAGTATGTTAATAAGTGAATTAAAAAATAGTATTGTAACAGGTAATTTGAATAATTTTTATATATTTACTGGTGATGAAGAAGGTATTATGAGTATTTATATAAAACAGATAGTTAAGAAATTAGGATTAACTATTAAATGGGTAGATTCTATACAAGAAGTGAGCAAACTGTTAAATTTAAAATCATTGGTAAAGGTAAAGTATTTATACCTAGTTAGGCAAGATAAAACCATCAAAGGTGAGGAAAATGCGTGGAGTTTTTTAAAAGATGGAATTAAAGGCAGTTATATTATTTTAATTGAACCAACTTTAGATAAGAAAACAAAATTTTATAAATTTTTTGAAGATATAATAATTAAATTTGAAAAAATGCCTGTTGAAATGCTGACAAGCTATGGTAAAAAGATATGTCCTAGTTTAAGTAAGGATAATATTGTAAAGTTAATTGATTGGTGTGGAAATTCTTATTCTAGATTAATGAACGAATTAGATAAGATTAAGACACTAGGCAAAGCTATGTCTATCAGTGATGATATAGCTTTTGATATATTAGATAAGGATAATGGTATATATAAGGAACGTCAATTTGATATATTAAAATATTCAAATTATATATTAACTAGAAATAAAGACGCTTGTTATAGAGAATATGATTATGCTAAATCACAAAATTGTGAATTAGGTTTAATAGGTTTACTTAGAGCATCTTTTAGAAATTTAGTTTTGTTAAAAAATAATGGTGGAGGAAAAGGTGTATGTGACCGTACAGGTTTAACAGGTTGGCAGGTGAAATGTGCCGTTGAAGTTGATGAGTATTTTAATATTGATGAATGTGAAAATATACTCTTGTTTTTACAAGAAACAGAGCGTAAAATAAAAACAGGGGCATTAGATATAAATGTAGCTTTAAGATATTTATTAGCGGAGATTTTGTAATGGAAGTTTCAACTAAATATTGTAGATATTGTGGTAGATTATTAAAGAGTAAGAAAAGTATTGAACGTGGTTTTGGATTAACTTGCTATAAGAAGTATTTAGAATCAATGCGAGGTGGTGGTTTACTTGGGAACATCAGAAATAATAAAGGGCAGAAATGTGATAATCAATAAACCTTATTTACAGAGATTTTATACTGTAAAAAAGCCAGGTTGGGTTAAATTTTGTGAAAAGTTACTTAATGATAATTTTTTCGTAGTTTTATATATTCCTACCACTAAAACATTATCTAAATATTTGATTATAGTTAAAAATAGAAAAATGATGAGATTAAGATATAGTGACCATGCACCTGTATTAAATAGTTGGTTAAGTGGGGACATAGATTTGTATATAGGGTCACCTTATAAGGGAATGTTGAATGAAAAGGAGGCTATGAGAATAATTAAATTTTATTTTAGAAAATGAAATTTAGAAAAAGCCAGTACATGGTGTTTATACTGTTTATGATAATATGTAAAATTTTATTACGATATACGTCAATAGGGTTTAAATTTCTAAATTTTGTTATACAATAAATAAGTAGACAGTTAATGCAACGAGTTAAAGGAAAGGAGAATTTGCATGACAGAAGTTGAAAGATACGAATCTTTAAGAAACGGTAAAATCGGTACTGTGGTGTCCAGAACAGAAACTGAAGTGATTTTAGATATTGAAGGAAATCACAAAACTATTAAAATGGACAATTTGAAAAGATGGTATAAGCCTTGTGGAATTATTGAACAAGCAGATGTTGACAAGGAGAATGAACAAGCTAGTAAAAAAGCAAAATTAGACAAAATGGTTTCAAAGCCAGATAAGCCAAATGGAGATGAACCGCCTAAAGAAGATTGTTCAAAGTTAGCCACTAAAATCATTTCTTATTTAGAAAAGAATGGGTGTTTAACCAAAAAGACTTGTTCTTATGTTAGAGTTAGATTAAATGGTTTTAAACGTAATTTAATGGAACTTTGGTATGGTAAGAAATTAAAAGGTATCAAAATTGTAGTTAGAAGTGAAGCGGTTATGTCTAATAAGAAATTATATGATTTAGGTAGAACTGTACCACCTACTCATATGTACACGCTTGACCATATTTATAAATTTAATAATTCTTCAGATATAGCTGATATTTATGCAATTATTGATGCGGTAATAGTATTCGAAAAGAATAATCCTCCAAAGCCACATCCCGGTTCTGGTAAAAGAGGAACGGGTAAAATAAATGGTAAAGAGTCATTAGCTTATAAACGTAAAAATTTAGGTGTTAAGGCTGATGATGAAAAAGAAGAAGTTGAAGAGGAGGTTGTTGAGGATAAACAACCAGTCGCAGTTGAATCTTAATGGTGTACTTAATTCCATTGGGGACAGTTATTTGTCCCCTTTATTTTTTTTATTAAATAGATAGATAGTGTACTATCGTAAATTATATTTTTGTGTTTTTGTAAAGATTGGTAATTTGTTATACAATAATAGTATAAAGTTTTTAATGCAACGAACAAAAGGAAAAATTATGCAATTAGAAAAAGAAGAGTTAGTACAATTATTTAAGGTCGTCAGTTTAGTATTACAAGAAGCTTGTTTTGATTTTTCAAAAGCAGGTGGATTTGCAGTAGTTAATATTAATGGAAATTGTACCACCATAAATAAAAATGAATTAAATATGTTGTATAGGATAAAGTTAATAGTAGAAGGAGATTTAAAATGGTAAAAAGTAGACATGGTAAAGAATGGACTAAAGATGAAGATAGACAATTAAAGGATTTATTCAAGAGAAACCATTCATTTAATGAAATGAGTAAAAAATTAGGTAGAACTTGGTTTGCTTGTAAATGTAGGTTAGCTAGGTTAGGTTTAATTGAACCTTTTGAAAGAAATCCTGAAGAATTTTATATTGGTTCTTTGGAAAAATATAAAATACCTAATTGTATGGGACCTATAGAAGCCATGATGAAATTTGACCCAGATGGTATATTATTTAATTCTATTTGTGGTAAATGTGAAGAAGATACTTCAAATACATTTTCAAATGCAGAATTAAATGTTGTAACTGATTATTTAAAAACAAGACTTTCTAGAGTTGTTTGTAAATTAGCAGATGGCGGACATTGTTTTGTAGGAGAGGTTGATTTAAAATTAGCTCAAGAGGTATTAGAAACAGAAATTTCTGTTGCAAATAATATGAAAAAGATAACAGTTGAAGAACGTGAAAAAGTTCTAAAAAGATTATGCTAATTGCATAATATGCTATTTTTAGGGCGGACAGTTTTGTTTGTTGTATTGCTTATTTTCCGCCCTTTTTCTTAAGTAATTAAAAATAAAGGAAGAAGAAAATGCAAGAGACAAAAGAATACGATAGGTTTACGTTTTTGACGGCTAATAGGCCAGTACAAAGGAATCATGTTAATAAACTTAAAAAGTCATTATCGGAATACGGATTTTTAGAATCACAGCCAATTACAGTGACTAATGATTATAAAATTTTGGATGGTCAACATAGGTTTATAGCTTGTAAAGAAATGGGCATACCTATTAAATATGTTCAAGTGGATACAAAAAAAAATGGATAATATTTTGGTTGACCTTAATAATACTCAAAAGAAGTGGAATGTTCTTGATTATGTCACTTATTATGCACAAACAGGAAATCCTCATTATATTAGGCTTTTAAGTTTATCAAAGCAATATAAAATAAGTATTGGGGCGGTGTGTGCAATAGCTAGTGAAAGTATGCAAGGTGGTAGTGATACAGATATAATAAAGGCTGGACATTTTAAATTTGAAAATTGTGAAGTGGGTATTGTTGAAGGTAAAATTGAACGTATTTTACAGGCTTGTAAATTTTGTGGTTTAAAACCTTGTGATAAATTTATTAGAGTATTAGTTTTAATTTCAAGACATCCACAATTTAAGTGGAAAGAATTTATGCAAAAAATAGAATATCAAAGAGATAAATGTTATAAATGCAGTACCACATCCGGTTATATTAAAATGCTTGAAAATATTTATAATAATAAACGCAGAGTTAAAATTGAATTTGATGAAGAAAAATTGAGGACACAAGAATGGAAATAAATGATAAAAAATGTTTAAAATGTTTGAAAGAAGCTTGTTTAGATAAAGTTATGGAGGATTTTTATCCTTGGATATTGTTAGAAGATGAGAGATTAGTTAATAAGATTGCACAAAATATTTCAAATAGTATTATTTGTCATTCTAAAGAACAATTAAAAGAAAAGGTTATTGATAATATCAGTAATAAATTTTTAAAGGTAGAATCAGATTGTTTAAAGAATAAAATAATTGATAGATGTTCTTTAAAATTATTAAAACAACTTGAAATTAAGGTGACTGTATGCAAAAAATAATTGAAATAATAAACGAATTAAGAAAATATTCCGGAAATGCACAATTAGAATATTTACAGGCTAATAAAAGTGACTTATTAAAAGAAGTCTTAGATTATACATACAATCCTCATAAAATGTATAAAATTGATGAATGTAAATTAGCATTAGTGTCTATAAAGAAAGGTTTAATTGCTCGTAAATTAAAAAATACTTTTGAATTAGAAGATTGGAATAAGTTTACTGACATTTTAGATGAGCTTATTGAAAAAAGAGCCGCAGATTTAAACGATGTAAGACGACTTAAATATTTTATAACAAATTACAGTAATTTAGATGTACAGCAGTTTTTGAGTATGGTTGTCGCCAAAGACTTGCGACTTAATTTAGGTATAAAGAAATTACAAACTGTATGGCCAGATTTTTGTAATGAACCAGAAGTTCAATTGGCGGAAAATTATAAAGGTGAAATATTTGTTAATGGTTTATATAGTCGTAAATTTGATGGTAAACGTATGTATATAATGGACGGTGTAGCCTATTCTCGTTCAAATAAACCTTGTAAAATAGCACCAATTCAACATATTTTAGACCAAATACCTTTTTATATGAGAACAACTTTATTAGATGGTGAAATATTATATTTTGATAATGAAGGAAATGAAGATTTTCAAAAAGGTATTTCGCTAACAGCAAGTGATGAAAGAACTTTAGATTGTAATAATTTGTATTATGTTATTTTTGACGCTATGGAAAGTGATAAATTTAAAGATAAAAAATGGGAATTACCATTTTTTGCAGAATATAAAATGATATGTGAATTATTAGAAGCTAGAGATTCTAGTAGATTCGGTTTATCTGTTTTAGATACAAAATGTTCTAATATACTTATAGCTAGACAGGATAATAAAATAGATAGATTAAAATATTTTTGTGATTTATATAATTGGGAAGGTCTTATGTACAGAGATGGAAATATGCCTTATCAATTTAAGCGTACAAGAAGTTTACTTAAGATAAAATCTATGTTAGATGGGGAATTTAAGTTGACAGGATTACAAGAAGGCACAGGAAAAAATGAAGGTAAATTAGGTGCTTTAAACATTGAATTTAAAGGCAATATTGTAGGAGTGGGTTCAGGTTTTAAGGATGAAGATAGAGAAATATTATGGAATAATTCTAAAATATTTTTAAGTAAAAAATTTATAGAAGATTTTAGTGTAAAGGTGCAATATTTTGAAGAGACAACAGATGCAGATGGTAAACTTAGTTTGAGATTTCCTGTATTTTTATGTTTTAGACATAATAATACACAAGAAGAATTTACGCCGTCACAGGCATTAAATTGGTGTATAGAAGGAGTAAAATAGTGGCCATAGAGGATTGTAAATTAACAGTAGAAGAAAGAGAAGTTCTTAAAATTAAATATTATAGGTACATAGATAATGATAATTCTTTTTGGAACAATTTAATTAGAAAATATAAACATTCCGAAAGTAAAAGAGTAACCAATGAATGGATTACTATCGTTAAAAGTTGGTTATTTGATTGTCCTTATAAGTATAAAGTAGTAAGAGACTCTATTCATTTTGGTAATTATGAAAAGGACGGTTGGATTTATTATTATAATTGGGTTGAAGGTCAGTTTGGGACAATTATTAGACAAATATTAGATGAAGAAGAATTAAATATTAAAAAACAATCACAAGCAAAACAAAAGGAAAAAGAGACCGTAAAAAATGTGAACAATGGGGTCTAAATTATGAAGATATAGGTTGTACTTTTAAACATACATACTTGAAAGATGTACGTATTAAATGGACTGGTATTGAGGATAGACGTAAAAAATTTCCAATTGAATTTTATGATTATCAAGAAGATAAATATAAATTAATGACATTAGATTATTTTAAAGCACGTTATAAAAAGGAGATTAATGAACATGAGTAGATGGTATTGGTTTGTTGAAACTTGTAAATTATTATTATTCAATACTTTTTGTAATGAACCTCAAGCACGAAGTTGGTGTATTACAGAAGACAGATTAGAAAGATATCAAAAATTAGAAAAAGAATTAAAGGCGACCAAAGCTGAATGTGAAATGTGGTTTACTATTTCACAAATGTACAAAAATAAATTAGAGGATGTTATTTATTATCTAAACTCAACAGGAGGTAAAATTGAAAAATAATCAATTTAAAAAAGTTATAAGGCAGGAAATAGAAAATGAATGTAAGTTATTTGATTTTGTAAGTTTTGCAGTAGACCACACAAATAACCAACGTATGATTTACATCTATACCCTAGATTGGAGGTGCGTAGGTATATTTGATTGTTGGTTAAATAATGATTACGTTCATTTAAGTTTTACCACAAATTTACAAAAGCCAATTATAGTGGCAAGAGATAAAGAAGTTAGTTGTAATTATGCACAATTTAATAAAGTTATAATGATGATACATGGTTGTTTTGAACTTATAGACAGCGAGGAGGAAGAATAATGCAAATTAAAATGTTCAGTAGTAATAGTTATTCAAAATTAGAAGAGCAAGTAAATTTATTTTTAAAAGATAATAAACATATTAAATTACGTCAAATAACTAATACGGAATGCTCAGAAGGTTATTCTATTATGATAGTATATGAACCAAGAATGGATATGATAGAATAATAAGCATTCGTAAATAAATTTATTGAGTATATTTTATTATCATGTCATTTATATACAATTAAAAATGTAAACAATACGTAAAAACAAAACGAAAGGAGATTTAAAATGTTTGAAGACAAAAAAAAATGAAGGTTTTGCAAGTGAACCAAATTTTGGTATGAAATTTATGATGGCTATGTCAGTAGAAACAAGTTTGGAATTTAATAAACTTGTAACTGAACTTATTCAAAAATATAAAGCTAATAATATTGATGTCATACCTATTAAAGAATTAGAAGAATGTCAATGTAAATCAATGAAAAAAGCTCTTGGAGAAAACAGTTTGTTATCATCTATTATGAAAGGAGAATAAAATGACAAATATTGAATTGAAGACAAATGAACCAAAAGTTTTAATTAGATTACCTGAGTTAGTAGTATCTAGAGAAAATGCTTCAAAATATTTATGTTTTTTAAATAAAGTAGTTAATGATTTAAAAAATTTGTATGTTACAGCACTTGATAATGATGAAGAAGTATATACTAGAAATGATGTATATGTTGGTGGAAAATGTGTTCCTGTGATAACTAAACATGATGAGTTTACTAATATTTTAGATTTATTTAAAATAGAAGTTGAACAAATGAATAAATATGTTGTAATAGATACCACAGATTATTACAGTATTAAAGATGAAATATTACAAACTTATGAAATGGAGCCAGAAGAGGGGTAAAAATGGGTGAAATCGCAGAAATGATATTAGATGGAACTCTATGCGAAAGGTGTGGTGGCATTATTGATGGAACCACACCTGGGTTTCCTCGTCTATGTGAAGATTGTGAAGAAGATGATTTAGATGAGGAAATAGAGTCATTAAAATATGAATTTAATTTTAATAAAATGGCTATAGAAAAATTAGTACAGCAAATTATAGAATATGGCACTATAAAACAAAAGAAAGCTATTCTTAAAACTTTATATAAATGTATAGGCAAAGTTAAAAATGCAACAAAAAATTAAAATGATACCAATTACAATATTATTAGATGTCTCTTTATTATATAAAGAAATAGAAAATTTAGGGTTAGACGGGCAAGCTAAATGGAATTTTTTCCATGAAAATGCTAATAATCCTAAATACGCAGTAAAGGTACATAAATTTTTTAACTTAGTTAATATGTACGTGCAAGCAGGTTATAAAATCATTGTATTAACATCACGTAGAGATTTAATTGGGAAGTCAACATTACATTATTTATTAAATGGTGACGTAAAGTTGGATAATTTAACAGAGATGGTTTTACGACCCGCTAATAAAGAAGGTATTCCGTCATATTTATATAAAAAGGAAGAAATTCAAAAGTTACATAAAAGATATGATATTGAACTAATAATAGATGATGAATACGCTAATTGTGCAATATTTAGACAGTTAGGTTTCACAGTTTTAAGAGTTATTAAGAAAGGTATTGCAGATGAATAAATATTTTTGTGATAGATGTAAAGGTGAAATAACTTATGATAATTTTGTTAAGGTAGAATTTAGGGAAAATAATGTATATAAATTTAGAGATTATCATATAGATTGTTTTAATTATGAATTTTCTTGTGATATAAGAAATATAGCAGTAGAAAAAAGTAAAGAGAGGTAAAATCATGAGTGAGTTAGATATGCAACTTGCAAAACAATATATTCAACATATTTATAATGAATGGGTTCCTTTTTATAATCCTGAAACTGAATTTGGTCAAGGATATTTAAGTGCATTGCACGATGTATGTGAAATATTTAGTATTCCAGTTATTAGAACAGAAAATTCTTTAATATTTGAGGGGCAATAATGGCAATAAAAATATATTGTGATATATGTGGTAAAGAACTTAAAATTGATGAATACTATCGTTTACAAGTGACTCCTCATAATGTAATAACTGTATATTTGCAAGAACTATATTTGTGTAAATCTTGTGTAGAAGAGTTAGAAACCTATTTAACAGAAAAGGCGGAAAATAAAAATGAATAGACCAAAAAGTTGTGAAAATTGTTGTAGATTTTCACATTGTAATAACAATGATTTATATTGTTTAAGTGTAGCCAAAGATATTTTAGACAAGAAAAATAAAGAAGATGATTGTAATTGGCATAGAATAAAAGCAGATGATGGTTATGTATATAAATGTATGTCTTGTGATAGAAAGGTAACTGAAGGTATATACAAAAATGTACCACGAGGTGAAGAAATAAAAGGTATAGATAGTATTCATTTATATGGCTATAATCAAACACAATTTCAATTTCTTTGTAGAGCTTGTGCATATAATTATCATATAGAAGTGGAGGATTAGATGCAACATAAATTAGAACAAATTAAAATAGATATTGCTAAAATATTTCGTGAAAATTATATGGTAACAAATTCAGATGATTTAGACTCGTTAAAAAATGACTTAGATTTTTCAATAGATATGTTTGTGAAGGCTAATAAAATAGATACATATTCACTTTCTTCTGTAGAAGTTAAAGGCGGTGAAAATACAGGAGAAATTTTAGTTAATTTTGCACCTGCTTTCAAACATTTTCCGAAATATATGCAAGAAGCTATTTTATGTGATATGCACGGAATACCAAGAAAATCAGTTAAAGATTTTGTATATAATAAAGAAGGATATATTGACCATATAGTATTAAAAGATATGGAAGTAGAAGAAATGACATTGGAGGTAGAAGAATGTTAATAGAATTATTATACTTAGCAGATAGAGTAGATTGTATAAGAGATATATGCGGATTTTTATGTGTTATTTCTGCAGTAGTTATAATTTTTGGAGCAGGCTTTTTTATAGAAGGTACTCAAAATGAAGATGAACAAGAATACAAAGTAGGAAAATGTATATTATCTTTTAGTATTCCTCTATTCATTATATTATTCTGTATAAGTATGTTTGTCCCATCATCAAAATTTATGTACCAAGCAATAGGATTACATATAGGAAAACAAGCAATACAATCTCCATCTGTAGATATTAAATTGCAAAAGATATCTGAAATAGTTGATTTAAAATTAGATGATATGATAAAGAAAATGAAATAAACTGAACAAATTGTAAAATATCCGTCTATATGCTATAATAATTATATTAGAGGTGGATATAAAGTAAAAAGATGATAAAATTAAAATAAAGGTAAAATTATCATGATAGATTTTGAAAACTTATTATATAAAGATTGTTTTATTGTTCCTTTCGAAAGATTGCCTGGAAAAATAGTAGCTATCAATATCAGTAAAAAAGGTGTAGAATACCAAGTTAGATATTACTTAAATGGAGAGTATAAGTTGGAATGGTTCTTTGATTTTGACTTAGATTTTAATTCAAATTTCGATTTTCAATTTTAGTTCGGAAGAGGTGTAATGATGACAAAAAATACAGAACAAAATGATAAAAAAGAGAAAAAGCCTACCAATAAAAGTTCAAAAAAAATTCAGGCCGGGGAGAAAAAACAAGAAAATAATAAACCTGTACCAGTAAAATGTGAACTAATTGAACCTAATTCTAACCTAGATGAACTAATAAACCAAACTACATTAAAGGATAAAGGATTAGCAAATACAGGAATAGGACAGAATAGGAATTTAGACACTACGGATATAGTAAAAGTAGATGAGGATTGGCTTCCGAAGCTCTTAAATTTAGAAGGGGCGGGGGAAAAATATAAAAATATAGGAGAGAATGAACTAAAATTTATAATAAATATAATTAAATATAATAATAATATAATAGCATATAAAGAGTCTTATAATTGTACGAATCTATCGAAGGATTATATCGAGCAGAGAAGCAGCGAACTTAAACGTCGACGCGACGTTAGTGAATTACTTGCGATTCTACGCGAGAGGATGGTGAGACAGACGGAAAAGCAGTTACAATGGCAGTTTTCCGACTCCGTGAAGTCTCTAAAATATCTCATAGACACAGCGATGGAAGAGGTGGAAAACGCACGGAATGAGGGAAAGAGCTCGTTTTTGACGTTGACTCGTGTTACAGCAATAAAAGACGCAGTGAAAGAGCTAAATCAAATGATGGGATACACCGATAAGTCGGTAAAAATCAACCAATCTGTAACAATTATAGGAAAGGAGGAAGATTTAATGGACTAATTTTAGCATACAAATCAGTCAATCCACCATTCTAATGGTATAAAGAGATGGATTGACAGACACTCCTTAAAAATTCGTTGCGGCAGGAAACAGACAGAAAATTCCTGCCTTTTCTTTAAGAATTGTAACAATTTTAGACAGAATGATATAAAATTTGACGGAAAATAGTATATACTTGAACTTAATATTTCGTAATAAACGACATTTTAGTCCGGGCCTCATTAAAGGTTTTACTATCATCTAGCCAAAGAATTATCATCTCGCCAAAATCTTATATACATTGTATATATTTTAGCCAAAACTTTACAAATAAGAAAGATTGTGTTATAATGCGAGATATTTTAGCCAAATGTGGGTTGGATTTATAGATGGAAGGAAAGATTTATACAAAAATTCTAGTTCTGCAATCCAAAATCAGTCCTTCTTTGCCTCTACAAGACATATTTAGAATTTACCATTCAAGTTCTTCAAAATAAAAATTCACGAAAAAGCAATTAAGAGATGGAAATTAGGAAAGAAAGATTAAAATTTTAGGAATTATAGAAAGACTGATTAAAGAAAATTGCGGAAAATTTTAATAAGAGCGGCAATTTATAAAGTTTTTAGTTTGTTGTTTTAATAAGCAAAAATGGACAAGCGAGATTGCAAAATAACACGGGTAAAATAAGTTTTAGGTATAAATATAAGTAAAAATATAAATTAAAATAGAAGCGGTTAGAAGGCACAAGAACAAAAGTAGTAATTTTAGCAATAAAAAAGCACATACTTAATTTATATGTGCTGATTATTTAAAATAAATGGGGTAAATTTTAGGGGAGTAGTATTATTAAAAATACGAGGGATAAATAAAATAAAAAACTATAAAAAATTGTTTTAAGGGTATGTAATTTTATATATTTAATAGTGCGTAAAATTTGTATTTCCATCTCTTTAAATTCTCTAGTTTTAACAAAAATAAATTGCATAATTATATTACCTTTCTAACAAAATATATATTCTAATACATCATAAACTGTCCAGCCGTTTAATAAAGTTATTTCTAATATTTTTGTACTTATAAAGTTAATCCACATTCTATCCGCCTTTCTAATGCCATCCAAATAAACTTACAATAATGTATATTAAAAACCAAGCCGCTATTGTTTCTATAATTTTAGTCATTTTGTGCTTCCTTTATAATATATTCGCATAATGTTTCCAATAAACTATGCAAATTTAAGTATTTGTCAAAATGTATATTATAATCATATTTTAAACCGTGTATCCAAATAGTAGCTAACCCACAAGCTACATTTTTTATTGTGTCAAAAATAACTACGTTAATTCCGCCATCTTCTACTGCATACGTGTCAAAAATATAATCGTCGTGTTCAAATTGTAAATGTGCTATGTCTTGTGTATTTAGTGTTTGCATTTTAGTTTACCCCCATTTATTTTAAAATAAAGGGCATAGCATAATTAAAAACTATGCCCTTGTTGTTTACTATGCTTTTTTAGCTACTTTTTTAACTGTTGCTTTTGTTTTTAAATTACGTTCTTCTACTGCTTCCGCAATAACATTTTTTAAAATTGCCGGAAAATGTTTTAAAAAGTTATCGTCTAAAAAGCATTCTGTATTATATTTCCATCCATAACTATTAGGAACAATTCTATGTACTAATTTGTTATCTTCCAATATTTTGTATGCTTTTTGTTTGTTACTAAAAGTTAAATGCGAAATACTTTTCTTTTTATTATGGAATTCAAACAAAACTTTATTTCCATACTTAATGCTAGTATAACCTGTAACTTTTTGTATTTTAATGTTTTTGTCTGCTTTTTGTGCTTCCGCTAACATTTCCAATACTCTGTCTTCCAGTCTTACAGTTTGTTTTTCTACTGCTTTTGTTGTCTGTTGTTTGTTGTTTTTAACTTGTTTTTGCATAATATGCCGTCCTTTCTGCTACATTGTAGCGTTTATGTAATACTATAATTTTTATTTAATAAATAAATTGTATTCAAATAATTTAACTTGTTCTAATATAATGTAGTTAAATTTATATAATACATTGCTTATTTTGTTGTCCGTTTTAAGAATTTGTATTACTTTATTATTTTTAATTACATTAAATTTATACATTGTTTATTCCTTGTTTGTTGTATTTGCTTAACTGCTTACATTTATATTATAAACGATATGACATTAAAAAATTTGTTTTTGTGTCCATAAATCACCCGGTATAGCCCGTCTGATGGTAGATCCGAGCATTCTTGGAACCACTCGCGATTTTCGGTCATTTTTCCCGGTTCTGAATATTATATCGATTTTCAGCTAAAAAAGGTCATCTCTCGAGATTTTTCGGTCGTTCTCAAGTTTATCATCTCTCAAATATCAAAAGTCAAATTTCTCTCTCGTCAAAAAGTCGTTCTCAAAAATGTTTTAGTCAAAATCTGTTGCTATGCAATTCAGTTCAAAGAACTGATGATACAAATTTTCAGTCCGCCGGGTTGTAAAAATTTTTAGTTTATGTTATAATGTTATAGAGTAAGACCAAATATCGTTTCTTTTTGTCTAACAGACAACAAAAATCACGCCACGAAAACAATCAAAAAAAAACATAAGTTGCACGAAAATAAACTCTCTTATTTAATACTAGGCGTGATTTTTTATTGCAATTTTTTAATTTCTATCTTATTATATAAATAGGACGCAATTATGACAAAAATAGACTTGGTAAAAACTGTCGGTGGAGGCTATGGTAGTTTCTGGCGATGTAAAAAAAGATATCGTATTTGTAAAGGCTCACGAGGCTCTAAAAAGTCTTGCACTACTGCTTTATGGATAATTTATAAGATGATGGAAATGCCGCTGGCTAATACTCTAGTTATGCGTAGATATTTTAATACCCATAAAGATTCAACATTCGCTCAGCTTAAATGGGCTATAAATAAATGGGGCGTTAAGCATAAATGGAAAGTTACTAATTCTCCAATGGAATTAACTTATCTACCAACTGGCCAAAAGATTTTATTCCGTGGTTTTGATGACGCAGATTCTATCACATCTATTACAGTTGAAACTGGTTTCTTATGCTGGGTTTGGATTGAGGAAGCTTTTCAAGTTACGGACGAAACTGCATTTAATAAATTGGATATGAGTATTAGAGGGGAGATGCCAGAGGGCTACTTTAAACAAATTACAATGACTTTTAACCCTTGGAGTGATAAAACTTGGATTAAACGTAGATTTTTTGATGCACCGGACGACAATGTATTTGCAATAACCACCACTTATATGCAAAATGAATTTTTAGGTGATGACGATAGGGCATTATTTGAACAAATGAAAATCCGCAATCCTCGTCGCTATAAAATTGAAGGGCTTGGCGAATGGGGCATTAGTGAAGGGCTTATCTATGAAAATTGGACTTTGGAAGACTTTGATATTTCTAAACTTATGTATCTAAATAATGCCAACGGCGAACGTGTTTACAGACGCCTATTTGGACTTGACTTTGGATTCAGTAATGACCCGGCCGCCGTTATGGCTATGTTAGGCAACCGGGACCAACAAGTGTTATATATTTATGATGAAATTTATGAACTTAAACTCACCAATTCACAATTAGCTGACCGCATTAAATATAAAGGCTGGGCAAATGCTAAAATAAAAGCAGATTGTTCGGAACCTAAGTCTATTAAAGAACTTAGAGATTATGGCATTAAACGAGTTTATCCTTGCAAAAAGGGAACAGATTCACTCAAAGCTGGCATACGACGGCTACAAGATTATCAGTTAATTGTTCACCCTACTTGCACAAATACTATCATAGAATTAAATAACTATGCTTGGGATGTGAAGGACGGGTTAATAACTAGCAAACCTATAGATGATTATAACCATTTGATGGACGCGATGAGATACGGATCAGAAGAAATGACTATTAAGAAATTTAGCTGGTAATTATCAATCTACTTGCTATTTACTCAATAATTATATATAATAAAATAAAGGAGATTATTGATGTCAATAATGTTTAAAATTCCGGATAAAATGTTTGAGCCTGAATTGCCAATAGACTTAAGAGTTGCGATGGTTTCAAATTATGGTCAACCACAAGAAGAATTTTTAGTTGAGGCTATTAGAGAATATAGAGATAGCAGAGTTTTTAAAGATATGAAAATTGCTAAAAACTATTTCTTTAATAGAAATGATATTTGTGAACGTCAAAGATATTATATTGACAGACAAGGGCAGCCTGTTGGTTGTGAATTGCTTACAAATAGTAGACTTTCACACCCTTTTGTCAGAAAGTTAGTTAATCAAAAAATAAACTATTTACTTTCTAAAGAATTTACTATACAAGGTGATGAGAAATATGTTCAAAAATTAAGAGAGTATTTTAATGATAAATTTAAACTAACTTTAACCAATGTAGGCAGTGCTTCAGTAATAAGCGGAGTGGCTTGGATGCAGGCTTATTATAATGAAGAAGGTAAACTCAAATTTAAACATATACCCTCAGAAGAAATTATTCCTTTTTGGCACGATAGTGAACATACAGAATTAGATGCTATCATAAGAACTTATGATATTGATGAATATGAGGTAGGTAAACCTGAAAAAAGAATTTATGAATTTATAGAATATTATACCAAAGAAGGCGTTTGGAAGTATAAACGTTTAAAAGCTGGTGGAAACATTTATCCTCTAACATCAACTGAAGGGGAGGGGCATTTTAAAGTAGTTGATAATGAAGGAAATGAAAAATGGGCTAATTGGGATAAAGTTCCTTTTATTGCTTTTAAATATAATAGAGATGAAGTTAGTATTGTAAATTGGATTAAACCACTTATTGATGATTATGATATAAATACAAGTGATGTATCTAATAATTTACAAGATATCCCTAATGCTATTAAGATAATAAAAGGATATGAAGATAATGATAAAGAAGAATTTACTAAAAATTTAAACTTCTTTAGGTCGATATTTGTTGGGGAGGGTGGAGATGTAACAGCTTTAGAAACTCCTACAAATGTAGATGAAGTTGATTTGCACTTGACAAGACTTAGAAAAGATATTTTTGAATTTGGTGGTGGTGTTGATACAGTAAATAAAGAATTAAGAGATGTTTCAGGAGTTGCTTTAAGATTTCAATATGCTGACTTGGATATGGATTGTTCTGAAATGGCTCAACAATATAAATATTCATTAAGACAGTTACAATGGTTTATAAATAAGGATTTAGAACGCAAAGGTGAAACTTATGATGATTCTAATAGCAATTTCTTATTTAATACGGCGGTTATTCTTAATGAAACTGAACTTATCAATAATTTAGCCATATCTAAAGATATGATAAGTGAAAAAACTTTATTAGAAAATCATCCTTGGGTTAAAAATACTGAAGAAGAAATTAAAGAAATTGAAAGAGATAAACAAAAACAATTAGATTATGAAATGCAGGTTGCAGAACGTACAGCACAGATAAATAAAAAATATTCAAATACAACAAACACGAGTAACACTTAATGAAAACAAAACCAGTTGATACTATTTCATTTGGCTATCAACACCCTTTAAAAACCTTATGGAAAAAAGGGTTATTGCCTACTGTTAAAAAAGGTTTCTATGGTGATGAACTGACAATGAAAACAGTATCTTTGGAACACTTGCAACCTAAATCACAAGGAGGCAAAACTTCTTTAGATAATTTAGTATTAGCAAGTAAGAGAACAAATAATTTAAGAGGTGATAAACCTTTACAATTATTTATTATGAAACAAAAAGCTATTGAATATTTTTATCAGTTTATAAATATAAAAATTAAAGGTTTTGACGGCAATAAATATATCGAAAGTGCCTTAAATAAATTATCTGAACTAAATATTAAATTATTTTAATCAATCGTATTGCAATTATTCATATAATACTATATAATAAAATTGTAGATAAATTTCATGGACGCATCATGTAAAAAAGCGAGGAGGAAAATTATGGATTTTATTAAACAAATTCTAAAAGAAATGGGCTTAACAGATGAGCAAATTTCAAAATTTATCAAAGAGGCTATAAATGATAAATTTATACCTAAACATAGATTTGATGAAGTTAATGCTAAAAATAAGCAACTCACTGATGACCTTTCTGATAGAGACAAACAAATCAAAGAACTTTCTAAATTTGAAGGTGATAATGCTACTCTAAAAACTAAAATTGAAGAGTTAGAAAAAGCTAACAAAGAAAAAGATGAAAAAAATGCGGAAGCCATTAAACAATTAAAAATTGATAATGCCGTTCAATACGCATTAAATGGTAAAGTACAAGAAGGTTATAATGATATTGTTTTAGGTTTAATAGATAAATCTTTAATAATTCTCAAAGATGATGGTACTGTTTCAGGGTTGGATGAGCAAATTGAAAAGATTAAAAAAGATAAAGCTCTTCTTTTTGTTGATGATAATTCTGGAGAAGGTGCTGATAAAAAACCAAATGGTTGGTCATTTAAAGGAGGAGACCCTGCAGATGGTCAACATAACAACAAAAAGAGTATTTCTGAAAATTTTGTAGAATCTTTGTTGCAAGATAGTAAAAATATTTCAGAAGCTACGAAAACAGCCAGTGATTTTTACTTTGGTACAACAAAATAAAGGAGAAAACTTATGACAATGAAATCAGTTACCAATGCGTACGCGGTAAAAAAAGAAATTCTTCAATTTCCTGATGACTATGTAGCTAGACCTCAGTTTTTTGATGAACAATCTTCTTTAGCCGTTAAAGAAAATGGACGTTATATCATTAAAGCAGGTACACCTTTCCCGTCTAATGATACTAATTGTACAGGTATTGTATTAAATGACTTAGATGTTACAGATGGAGATGCAAATGGTGCAGTTCTTGTAAGAGGTCATATAAATACAGCTAAAGCTGAAGAGAATGCAGGTATCACTTATGCTGCCGCTTGTAAAACAGCCTTAAAAAGTGCTATTTTCTTTTATCCATTGGGTGGAACTGTAACTGACGTAACAACCATTAGTACAGATTCCGCTATTGCAGTAAATGATAAAGACCCGGTAGTTATATTGAAATTAGAAGGAACAGATTTTGCTCCTAAACAAGCTTCTACGAAAGCATCTAATTATACCATTACACCGAGCACAACAGCATTAACCACAGGCACAATCACTAGAATAGATGATAAAACTGTGAAAATTGCGTTTACAGGTACAGCAGCCGCAGGTACTCTGAAAATTAAAGCTCTTGAAAATGCAGTTGTTAATGGTGTAGCTTCAAATGAAATTACTATTACGGTTGCATAAGGAAAAAGGAGAATAAGAAATGTTTAAGAGTATTTATGATTTAGTAGATTCAAAAGCAATGGCTCTTTATTGGAATGAAATTTATTCTAATTCCATTCCTTATTTAGGCACAGCTTTATTTCCAGATAGAAAAAAACTTGGGTTAAAACTTGAGTTTTTAAAAGGTTATCGTTCATTGCCGATTGCATTGATGCCATCCGCATTTGATACTAAACCTACAGTAAGAGGAAGAATTGGTGTTAAAGATTTCTCAACTGAAATGCCTTTCTTCCGTGAATCAATGTCATTGAATGAATATGATAGGCAACAGCTATTGATGTTCCAAGAAATGGCAAATAATGTTTACGCAAGACAGCTTATGTCCACCATCTTTGATGATAGAGCTAATCTTATTTCAGGTGCATTGGTACAATCTGAAAGAATGAGAATGTCTTTGTTGGTTGATGGTACTATTGATATAGCCGCACCTGATAAATCAGGTATTGTTGTAAACTATAAATATAATTATGACCCTGAAGGTGAATGGGTTGAAGCTAATACCAGCACAGTTACAACTAATTGGTCTGACCCTGACGCTGATATTTATAATGATATTTATAATATTAAGAAGGATGCTGAAGCTAGAGGTATTTTATTGACTCGTGCGATTTGTACTTCTAAAACTTGGGGATACGTTATGAAGAATAATGCCATCAAAAAGGATATGAATCCTGTTGGTTATGCAAATATTATTCTTTCAGAAGATGATGTTAGACGTTATTTCCAAACAAAACTTGGCATCACTTTTGTTACATATAATAAAATGTATAAGGATGAAAGTAAAACTGATAAACAGTTTTATCCTGATGATTATGTAACATTCTTGCCTGGTGGAACTTTAGGTAATACCTGGTATGGTACAACTCCTGAAGAAGCTGATTTGATGGCAGGAAATAAAGATGCAGATGTTTCTATTGTCAATACAGGTGTAGCTATTTTGAATAAGAAAGAGTCATTACCTGTAAATATTATAACTTCTGTATCTCAAATTGTTCTTCCTTCTTTTGAAAGAATGGGAGATGTATTCGTTCTTAAAGTAGTACAGTAATTCGGCTATTCTGTTGGAGAGGTGACTATGGTTGCCTCTCTTCTTATAGCCAAAGGAGTTGTAAATGATTATAATGGTACCTGTAGATGTAAAATATAAGGGGCAGAAACATAAAGCACACACAAAATTCAATTGCGACTCGTCCGACTTCAAGAGCTTTCAAGCTCTTGGAGCCTGGGCGATTAAAGCTACTGAATCAAAAGTTAAGAAAAATAGTGAAGGTGTGTAAATGCGTGATTGTAGACGTCCAATATATGAAGAAGTAGATACCGAATGGGTTTATGAAACTATTCAAAATAGATTAGATGATAACCCATTAGGTTCTGCTTTATTACGAAGTTATATAGAGGAAACTGAAACAGTTATCACAAATTATATAAATAGAAGTTATGTTCCAATGCCTTTAAGATTTGTGTTTGTTAATATGGTAATGGATTTACTAAAATCAGAAGCTATGAATGGAAATATAGATAATGATAAATTAGCGGATACAGGCATTGGAGCAGTAGCTTCTATAAAAGATGGTGATACTGAAATAAAACTTGCTACTACAAAAACTACAACGGGAGCTCACACAGCTGATGTAGATTCTTTGTTATATAACTATACTCAACAATTAGATAAATATAGGTTGTTAAAATGGTAAATTTTAAAACTATTCAACGCATACATAAGAAAATCATGTACAAGGATAAATGTGATGTATATGAGTTTGTAAAAGAAACTAAAGAAAATGGTGCTAAATCTACTAGAAAAAACAAGGTGCCAAAATATATGGATGTGCCTTGTAAAATATCTTTCAGTTTAAGAACTTGGGATAATTTTACTCATAAATATGTTGATGTGACACCCTATGAAAAACAACCTAAAATATTTATGGAAGTTGAATATAAAATAGAAGCAGGTGATTATTTTGAGGCTAGAAGATTTGACCCAGAAAGTGGTGAAATTATAGCTGAATACAAAGGTCAAGCAGGGTTGCCTCAAGTATGCCTATCTCACCAAGAAATTTTATTAGATGTACGAGGTAATTGTTAATGGCTAAAACTAAATTAGATATAGGGCATAAAAAGGAAAGTTTAGCTCAATTAGCTCAAAGATATCGTATTTTTGCTACCAGTGGTGATATGTTAATGAGAAAATTTACCGCTAGGTTAGATATGATATTAAAGAAAAGATTAGAACAATTACCAACACATCCAAAAGATACAGGTTTATTGAAGAAAAGTTGGGTATTACCTAAATCTTATTTACTAACACATACAGGTAGAGTGTGGCAAGTATATTTGAATAATACTGCAACAGTAGGTCAACAAGCCGCTTTAAAAAATATTAAAGAAGGGACTGTTCATCGTAAAAAGAAAAGGGTTGGACGTCATAATCTTAAAAGATATATGCCTTTTGTGGATAAACGTACAAAATTTTATACTAAACAATTACGAGTATTAAGAAATAAGGTTGATTCAGAATTTAAAGAATTTATACAAGATGCCTTATGGGCCGCAAATGCTCAAGGATTTTTATCTGAACAAGAAGTGGCTTTATGGGAAGCAGATTTAAGAAGGTAAAATGTCACAAAAATTAACAATAGATGGAAATACAATTTTAGATTCAGTAATTCGTGCAATTAGTGGGGCATATCCGGATATTGATGTTTTTGATGAAAATATCAATGAAGGGTGTGAATATCCTTATTTTATGGTTTTTTGTGAAGATTTTACGGAAAATAAACTAATGAGAGAGAACTATTTACAATCTTTCGTAATTAGTGTATTATATCAATATAAGGAATTACCAGAAACATATTATACCGAAGGTAATAAGATAGGCTATAAATTAGCAGAAATATTAAGATTGATAACATTACCAAATGGTGATAAATTAAGAGGTAATAATATAAATTGGTATCCTGAAAATCAAAAATTAGAATTTTATATCAATTATGATATTAAGGTCGCAAGTGAAAAAGAAACAGTACCAAAACAAATGACACAAAACGTCAATGTTTACAAGAAATAAAGGAGAAAAATGCAGACAGGTTATATTTATAAATTTCATAATAAAATAACCGATAAGGTGTACATTGGGCAGACGGTACGCACCTTAAATGAGCGAATTAGCGAACATTTATATGAAGCCTTAAACAATAAGGATAATAATTATTTTCATAATGCTTTAAATAAATACGGTATAGAAAATTTTGATATTTGTGTATTGCATACAGTAGATGCACCTGATAAGCAATCCTTAATAGATAAATTAAATATTTTGGAAGTTCAGGAAATCTGTAATTATAATAGTTTTCAAGAAGGTTATAATGCAAATACAGGAGGGAATTCTTATCAAGTTTCAGAAGAATCTAGAAAAAAGATGTCAAAAGCAAGCAAAGGAAGAATTTTCACAGAAGAGCATAAACAAAATTTATCAAAATCTTTAACAGGTAAAAAGAAGAGTCCTCGAAGCGAAGAACATTTAAGAAAACTTAAAGAATCACTTAAAGGTAGAGATTTAAGTTACTTAAGAACGTCTGAAATAAGAAAAAAAGCTTCTAATTCTAATCGAGGTCAAAAACGTAGTGATGAAACAAAATTAAAAATGTCACAAGCTCAAAGGGGTAGAAAGGTATCAGAAGAAACAAAAAATAAATTAAGAGATATAAATTTGGGCCATAAACATTCACAAGAAACTAAAGAAAAATTAAGATTAAAAGCTATTGAACAATGGAATAAACGTAAAGAAGAGTCGCAGAAGAATAAAGTGTTACAGTATAAAATAAAAGGAGGAAAATAGTATGGGAGGAACTTTTTTGATACAAAATAAGGTGCGTCCTGGTGCCTACATCAATTTTGTCGCAGTACCTCAATCCTTAATGAATGTCAGTGATAGAGGAATAGCTACAATGGCTCTTCCTATGTCTTGGGGACCTGAAGGTGAGATAATTGATATTTTAAGTTCAGATTTAACAGACGGCTCTAGTTTAGCAAAAATAGGTTATTCTTCTACAGATGTTGAATCCTTGCTTTTTAGAATATGTCTTCAAAATTGTTATAGACTTAAAGCCTGGAGATTAGATACTGGAGGTACGAAAGCAACCGCAACAATAGGAACAGGGGAAACAGCATTAAAACCAACCGCAAAGTATGCTGGTATATGTGGTAATGATATTAAAATTGTCATTGTTAAGGATGATGATTCTGGTAGTACATATACTGTAGAAACTTTATATAAAGGGATAAGAAAAGATATTCAATCCAAATTAACAAGCCCAACCTTATTAGAAGATAATGATTGGGTTGATTGGAATGTAACTCAACAAACTGTATTTACAGCAACAGCCGCAACTTCTTTGGCAGGAGGTGAAAATGGAACTGTTACTGAGTCTACAGCATATACAGATTATTGGGCTAAAATGAAAACAGAAACCTGGAATACAATGGGTTTATTAAGTGAAGATGCCACTGTTAAAACAGCTTTTTGTGAATATATAAAAGATTTAAGAGAAAATGAAGGTGTAAAAGTTCAAGGTTGTGTATATGATAAAGCCACATACGACTACGAAGGTATCATTTCTAGTGACCAAGGTTACAAAACAGAGGTTGAAGAAATTTCAGAAGTTAATTTTGTAGCTTGGGTTACAGGTGCAACAGCAGGAGCAGAAATAAATGAGTCTAATACTCATAAAACTGTTCAAGATGCTGTTGAAATTATAGGTGAATTAACTAATACTGAAATTATAGACGCTTTGCAAAATGGTAAATTTGTAATCTCTAAACTTAGAAGTGGCACTATTGTAGTAGAAAAAGATATAAATACTTTACATACATTCACCACTGACCGTTCTTATGATTTTTCCAAAAATAGAGTTATAAGAGTATTAGACGAAATGGGTAATACTGTTATGAATACTTGGGATGAAAACTATTGCGGAAAGTTAGATAATGACGCAGACGGTCGAAATGTGTATAAAGCAGACCTTGTATCTTATGGAAATACGTTACAAGGGATTCACGCAATTACAAACTTCTTAGGTGCTGATGATATAGAAGTTTTAATGGGTGATGATGTTGACTCTGTAGTAGTCAATTGGCCAGTACAGCCTGTTGATTCTATGGAAAAACTTTACATGACATTTACTGTTGGTAGAAAAGATACTTAATTTATAGGAGGAATTCATTATGCTTAAGGCTATGGATGTAATAAGCGGACAAGAAGCAACAGCTACCATGAATGTAAATGGTACAGTAGTTGATTTATTTTTCGCTAAATCAGTTGAAGCAACATTCAACAAAGAAAAAATAGATGTAAGAACTTTAGGCAATAGAGTAAAACAGAAAAAGACAGTTGGTTGGGAAGGAACTGGAGCTATGTCTGTTTATTATTGCTCTTCTGTATTTAGAGAACTTGCTATAGAATACATTAAAACAGGTAAAGATTTATATTTTGATTTAATTGTAACAAATAATGATGCAACAAGCACAATCGGGTCGCAAACGATTGCTCTGTACGATGTAAATTTAGATTCAACTGTTCTTGCCAAATTTGATACTGAATCGCAAGTTATGGATGAAAGTATGAATTTTTCATTTACAGGTGCTGAAATCCTTGAATCGTTTGAGATACCAGAAAATCTTAGATAATGAAAGGAGAATATTATGACAGCACTAACAGATTTTCTATTAGCAAACCCAGTTAATACCATTGAAAAAGAGGTTGCGGTATCTAAAAGAATTGTTGATGAGCAAGGTAATTTATTAAAATTTAAAATTAAACCTATGCTTAATGAGCAATACTTAGATTACCAAAATCAGTGTACAGTACCTAAAAAAGGTGGTAAGATTGAGTTTAATACGAAAAGATTCAATCAACTTATTATACTTAATCATACTGTAGAACCTAATTTTAGAAGTGCTGAATTGTTACAACAAGCTAATTGCACAACACCTGAGCAACTTCTTAATAGAATGCTTTTAGCTGGTGAAATTCAAGTATTATCCGAACAAATAAGGATAATAAGTGGGTTTGAAGATTCTTTAGATGATTTGGTAGATGAAGTAAAAAACTAATAGCGGAGGATGACCCTGAAACAGTGTACGCTTATTATTGTTTACATCGTTTCAACTGGGAACCCTCCAAGTTTGCATTCATGTCACGCAGGGAAAAAGCCACTGTTATAGCTTTTATTGATGAAAGAGTCAAAAAAGAAAAAATAGAACTAGATAAAGCAAAGGCTAAAAAATAATGGCAGAAGAACAATTAAATCTTATTGATAATATGTCTCCTTCATTGAGACGTATTTATCAAGAAGCAGAAAAATTAAATAGAAGAATATTATCTCTAAGGTCTAATATTAAGACCTTAGAGAAACCTGCGTCTTTATCTTATATGCGAAAAGAATTAAAATCTGTAGAAAATCAAGCCAAACAAACTGAAAGAGCATTAAAAGCTATGAAAGGGGCAGAAGCTTTAAATGCTAAATTTGGAGCATTTACAGTAGGTTCTAATGGTTCTTATTACTTAAATGGTATGAGAATTAAAAATGCACAAATGGCACAAATGGCAGAAGCTTATTCTAGAAATGTAGCATTGAATAATATTAGAAGAAATAGGTTACTTTGGGATACAGGTAGATTAGTAAATGGTTTAACTTTTGATGAAAGATTAGCTCGTAATAGAGGTACATATTTCTGGAACAATTTAAGACAAAGAAGTTTAGAAAGGTCTAGAATGTCAGGACCTTCTTTATTAAATGATAAATTTTTACAATTAGCAGTTACAACTGGTGTGGTTATAGGAGCGTTGAATTCTATAGCTGATATTATACATAAAAATATTATTGAACCAGGAGACCAATATGTAGGTTCAATAACTAGAGTGGCATTAACATCTGATGGTAGATATGCCCCTTCTCAAATGATGGAAAATTTATATGATACAGCTATGCGAACAAGAGCAGATGCCGAAGGCACAATTTCTTTATATAATAGAATAGCTATGTCAGGTGTACGTGCCAGCAATGATAGAATTTTAAGATTTGTAGAAACTTTTAACAAGACAATGGCTATTTCAGGAACAACCGCAAATGAAAATAGAGCCGTTATGTTGCAGTTGGCTCAAGGTATGGGCTCAAATAGATTAGGAGGAGATGAATTTAGGTCAATTGCAGAACAAGCTCCTATGTTTAAATATATGTTAGCAAGAGGTATGGGAGTGAATCCAGGTGCTCTAAAACAGATGGGAGCTGAAGGTAAATTAACAGCGGAAGCAATAATGACAGCTATGGAAAAAGTACAAGACCAAATTGATGAAATATTTAAAACAGCACCTTGGACAATAGGTCAACTTTTAATTGTATTACAAACTAAATGGCAAAAAATGATTGTTGAACAATTAACTGGTTATATCCAATTAAGAGATGCCGTAAAAGATTTTGTCAATTGGCTAGATACAGCTGAAGGAACTCAATTTACTCATAATTTAGTAGATATGATTAATTATTTATTAGAGCTTGTTTTAAAATTTGCTAGATTTGTTTCACCTTTTGTTGTATGGATAGTTAATCATTTCAGAGAATGGGCAAAATGGATTCAAATTTTAGGTATGCTATGGGCAGCGTCTAAAATACCTGCTATTTTAAAATTGATAGGTGTTCTCTTGGGGAATATCGCGTGGAGCTTTATTGGTATAATAGCAAATACCCAACATTTTTTAAATTTGGCTTCAACAGGCTTTGCGTCGCTTGCAGGTGTTTTAGGTTTAACAGTAGGTCAATTAGGTGCAGTAGCTGCCGCCATAATCGCTATTATAGGAACTATGTACGCATTTAAGCATATTAAAGATGAATTAGACCCTAAACATATACAAGAAGATAAAAGAATTAAACAAGCTAGATATGATTATGAAAGAGGAATTGATAATTATATCCAATCTCAAATAGGTCCAAGACCTACCTATATGACAGCGGCAGGTTCTGAAGTTAAATTAACACCTAAAGAAATAAAGGAGCAAGAAGAATATAATAGAAAATATTTAGAATTATCCAGACAAAAGAAATTGTTAATGAATCAATGGGATGCAGATGCTCAAGAAGGTGTATTACGTAAATTTTCAAATGATGATATGCTTACAGATGCTCAAAAAGCTCTTAGAGATATTAACAGGTCTACTGAACAATTTTATGGAAAAATGGATTCTTCTAAAAATATACCTATGCCTGTTGAATCTAAAGGTGGAAAATTAAATAGTGTAGGTAGAATTGAAGATGATGTAAACTTAAATACTGATAGTATTCAAATGATGAAAGCACTAGCAGAGCGTCAATGGATAGTACAAAATGAAGTTACAGTTCCTCAAAAAGTTGATATGTTAGTAGATAAATCAACAAATGTTGACCCTCAATCGCTTGCTGAAAACTTTAATCAAGCAATACAATTGGCCACAGCTTCTTCTATGAGAGGGGAGGCCATTGTATGACGTTACTCGAATCTGCTATAATATGGGGTCAAGAACCTTATAAAATAAATCTTTCAAATTATTTTAATTTATATCCTAATATTCAATTATTCATTGATGTGCCTACGGATTATGGTTATACTAAAGAAAATGGCATATTTAGAACCTACTCTCAAATTTATGATGTGAGTAATTGTGCTACAGATATTAGATTAAAAACTGTTTTAAAAGATAATTGCGGGACATTAACCTTTAAACTAATACATGAGGATTGTCAAAAATTATTTACAAATGGTTGTAGAGTACGTTTATATTTAGACGGGCGTTGTTGGTTTTGTGGTTTTATATTTTCTAGAGATTTTGCAGATAAAAATGATATGCGAATAATTGCTTTTGATTTTTTACGTTATTTTAAATCACCATTATCTTATATGAAAAGTCAACTAAAAACGCAAGATGGAACAATGGGATTAACAGCTAGTGAAATATTTAAAAAAATATGTACAGATTTGGCTATTCCTTGTGATATAATAACTAATGCTACAATACCAGTTCCTCCTCAAAATTATGACATGAAAACTGGTTTTAATATTATGGATTTTGCTATTACTCAAACTTTAATGAATTCTCCTGAAGATAATAGAGAATATTTTACGTATTACCATGAAACAAATTTAGCTCAAGACGAAGGAGTAGAAAATTTAACAGATACTGAATTGTTTAAAACAGGCGGAACTGTTCAATTTCAATTAAGAAATAATTTAACAGTAGATATACCTATTACTGATGAATTGTTAATAAATTATAATTATCAATCTTCTATTGATAAACAATCTTATAATGAAGTTATTCTTTATAAAGACCAAAAAACATACTTATCAAGTACCGGAAAAACTTTAAAAAATGGTAAGAAAACAGGAACTAGAATTGTGAAATCGGCTAGTAATAATTTATTAAAGGGTAAATGGGGATATTTACCTTATTATCATAGATGTCCCGACAGCTATACAGAAGCTCAAATGCAAAATGTGGCCAATCAATTACAAGATATGTTAGGCAGAGAAACTGAATCAATTTCATTAACTTGTTATGGTATTGTAGGGTTAAGAGCTGGTTATTTGGTTGGTGTGGCAATAGAAGATATAGGAGGAACTTCTATAGGTTATAGACAAACAGATGAAAAAACAGGAGAAGAAACATTATTACCTGTATATAGAACTGTTCAACAATGTGATATGTATATAGAACATCCTTTAAAAATGGATGTTACAATTAGTTCCGCTTCTTATGGAGAATATGACTTATGATGAACTTAACACCTTTTTTAAATACTATAACTGACCATGTCTTATCTGTTATGCGACAAGAACAACAAGAACCCGTTTTGTTTATAACTGGAGAAGTTGTTTCAATTAGTCCTTTGCAAATAAAAATAGATGATAAGACTATATTAGATGAAGATTCATTATTATTATCTGCAACTGTAAAAGAAACTTGGATTGATATACCTACCACTACAGACGGTGAAACCGGGCAAGATGGTATTTTTATGCACAGACATCAAATTATTGCAGAAACAGAGTTAGCTAACGATGGTGGTCAAGGAGCACAAGACCATAAACACGCTATAAATGTATATACTGAATATGCTTTACCAAGAATTAGACTATGGCGTGGTTTAATTGTTGGAGATGTTGTTAGATTATTAAAAGTACAGGACGGTCAATTTTATTTTGTTTTAGAACGTGAAGAAATGATTACAAATGAAACTCCACAGGAGGAAGAAAATGGCAATAATTGATTCATTAAAATCTAAAAAACTTCCTATAGGTGTATTTGCTGGTATTGAAAGAGGACCTCAACCTGCTAGAATTTTTATTACTCTTAATTATTCTGAAGAATTAAATGCTTTATTAAGTTCTTATAAAGGTTTTACAATAAAATCTTTCAATACAAATAACAAACCTACTGGAACAATAGCTTTTGAAATTCCTGTAACTCCGCCAACTGTTGAAATAGATTTTGGTAATACAAAAGATTCTGAAAATGTTACTAGAGTTGGTGAAGTTGTATTACCAAAATATAAACAAGCTCAACAATTGAGATGGACAAGTTTCTTTCCGTATGATTACAATGCACCTTATATAAATACAAATGTTAGAAATTTTTCCTGGTTAGGTATAGAAAGACTAGCACAAGATACTTACAATACAGTGACAAATGCAGTAAATTCTTTAACTGGTGTATTACAAACATCCGCCCCACCTCAAGTATTTAATCAATTATTTGAAATATTAGCAAAATCTGAAGAACCATTCACTGTATCTATGACATATTATAATGGTGGACATCTACCTGCCAAAAAGTATACTTTAGATACTTTTAAATCAAATCCTGAAAGTAATGGAGATTATACATACTCAATTTCAGTTGTAGAATGGACTGATATAAAACCAAAATTATTAAATAATGATGGTTCTGAAATTAAAGAAAGTGATATTAAAGTTGCTGATAAATTTAAAAATAAAATTATAAATTCAATTTATAACTGTTATACATTTTGTAAACAAAATTATCCAGTAGTTTCTAAAAAATTGGTGTGGGCGTTCGCTACATACAATGGTATAAGAAATTTAGTTTTTCAAGACATATTAATGGGATGGAAAATTAAAGGTTCTTTACAAGATTTAGCTGGTAGATTTGGTATATTAAATAATATTTTAGGTAAATCAAAAATAACAAGACAAGATACCGCAGCCGTTTCTAATTCATTAAAGCAATTAAGTTTCTCTAAAGCAAGTAGGCAGTTGGCGGATTTATTAGAGCAAAATACTTCAGTTTAGTACACAAATTTGAAAATTCATGTTATAATAACTCAGGAGGGTTAAATGGCACAACCAGGCTTAACATATTATATAAATTCCGCAACAGGACATATTTCATCTATGGTTGATAATAAAGAAGCACTGGTACAAGCTATTTATAAAGCCTTAGATACTGAAAAGTATGGATATTTAATCTACGGCTGGCTATATGGTTTAGATATGGAACCTTTTATAGGCCAAGATTTAGATTATATACAAACAAATTTAAAATCTTATGTAGAAGATTGTTTATTACAAGATGATAGAGTTGAAAGTATTCAGAATTTTAAGGTCACTCAACAAGATATTGATAGTTGTTTAATTACTTTTGATGTTATTTCTACAGAAGGTTATTTACAAGGATTATCAAAGGAGATAAATTATGGCAGCTAATATACCATCAGTTCCTGATTATGTAGATGAACAAGATTATGAATATATATTATCTAGCTATTTAGGTAACGTTCGAGATGATGTAGATAAAAGAGAAGGTTCCATAATATGGGACGCTGGTGCTCCTGCTTGTATTGAAATAGCTAAGGCTTATCTGTATTTACAAGCTATGATTTTAAATGCGTTTGCCGCAACAGCACAATCACCTTATTTAGAATATAGATGTGCGGAACAGGGAATTGAAAGAGATAAAGCTACCTATGCTCAAAGATTAGGAACATTTACAAATGGACAGGGTGAACCATATGCAGTTGCTATAGGTACTGAATTTTCCACAATCAGTGAAACTAATTTAGTTAATTTTAAAGTTAAAGAAGTTTATACATCAGGAGGACTAACAGTTCCGGGTTCTTATGTAATGGAATGTACAGAAGCTGGTACTATAGGTAATGAATATTTCGGTGAAATAGTGCCTTTAGTAAATTTAACCAATTTAGCAACAGCGACATTATCAGATATTTTAATTCCAGGTGAAGCAGACCAGGATATTGAAGATTTAAGACAAGAATATTTTGAAACTGTAAACCAAAAACCTTTTGGGGGAAATATCACTGAATATAGACAATTTATAGAATCTTTAGACGGTGTAGGTTCTTGTCAAATTTATCCAGTTTGGAATGGTGGAGGCACCGTTAAAATAAGTATTTTAGATTCAAATTATGATGTTCCTAGTTCTACATTAGTTGAAACAGTGCAACAAGCAACAGACCCTCATTATAATGATGAATATGCTGGAAAGGGTTTAGGAATGGCACCTATAGGTCACGTTGTTACTGTTGTAGGTGGTTCTAAATTTACTATTGATATAGATGCTGAAATAACATTATTACAAAATTATACTTTACCACAAGTTAAACCAAATATACTAGATAATATAGAAGCATATTTTTTATCTTTAAGGCAGGATTGGGATAAAGCTGATGATTTAAATAATTATAGTTTAAAAGTTATAGTGGCACGGGTTAGTAGTGCAATTTTAAATACAACAGGTGTTGAAAATATATTAAGTTGTAAACTTAATAATGTTGAAGGAGATATAACATTGACAGAAGATAGTACACTTCAACAAGTTCCCGTAACAGGAGAAATAACAATAAATGAACAAAGTTGATTTAAAACAAAATTTACCGATAGTTTATGAAGGAATTGTTGAAACTGAAACTCAACAAGATTCATTATCTATTGAAATAGATAAATTAAATGCTAGATATGAAGAAGCTCTTATGGACCAATTTGTGCAATTTGCTAGTTTAAGAGCTATAAGTTATTATGAAAATATATTTAATATTGTAGCTAATCCAGAAACTGAATCTTTAGAATTTAGACGTGAAAGAGTATTGTCAAGAATGAAAATGCTCACACCACCTTATACATATTATTATTTAAGAATTATATTGGATGGATTTTTTGGAGTAGGTAAATATAATTTGGAGGTGGATAATGATGAATATACCATCACGCTTGAAAGTGCGGTAGAAGATAGTTTATGGTACCATGAAATACAAGTTTATATAACAGCAGTTAAGCCTTGTAATATGATTTTCATCAATAACCCTAGAGTAAGTAAAATTTTAGATGTAAATGATACTATATATTCTCAACGCTTAATTTGGAATTATAAATTAGATGGGACCTGGCAATTAGGTTTAAGACCTTTTTATAGTATTGATGGTATAGCAGTATATAATTATACGTTAGATGGAAATTGGAAACTAGGTCAACAACCATTCGTACGTCAACAAGGAGAAATTGTAAAAATGGCAGATGTTAAAAGTTTACAACAGCCTTTATTTGATTTTACCTTAGCTCAATATAAATCAAAATTTTATAAGGCTAGATTAAATGATACAGTAGATATAGTAATTTTAGATGCAGATAAACAAGTAAGTTTAGATACATTAAGTTTAAGTTATTCTGTATCAAGAACTCAAATAGAAAATATCACTAATATAAAATTATTGGATACTGATAATAATATATTAGAAAATGCTAATGTGTATATTCCAGTTCCTGATACGATAAAATTATTACATACTTTAAAACTACAAGAGGAGGTATAAATGTCAAACAATTTAGAAGCTAATTACAAAGAAAATTGGCAAGAAAATGAAGTTGTTAGACCTGTTCACATGAATGATATTGGTTCAGGGCTTAATAAACTTTGTAATCTTATGCCAGTTTATGCAAGTAATGGTTCTTTTTATGAGAATACAAGTTTTAGTTCAAATACTTATGTATTAGAACCTGTTACATTCCAAGATGAATCACAAAACGTAGCACCTACCAGTTATTTTAATGGTATGGAAGTTGTTTTTAAATCATCAGTGGCTAATACGGGTGATACTTATGTAAATGTAAACAATTTAGGAGCTAAACAAATAAAAACTCTTAAAAACTTAGCCTTGACAGCAGGCACAATTCCAGAAGGTTGGCTTGTTACTTTACGTTATGATTCTACTCAAGATTGTTTCTATATTTTAGAAAATAAAGGAGCAGTTGGTAGAAACGTAGGTGATTTTTTCTGGACATGGCGAAAAGATAGTGCTTTAAATGGAGCTTATCAATGTTCAGGACAAGAATTCAATAAATCAGATTTCGTAGGGGACACAAACCCTTATGATTTATTAGTTGCAGGTTCTATACCAAGTTTATCATATGAAGACTACGCAACAGCTATTGAAAATGAGGGAGTATGTGGATATTTTGGTTTAGATACCGTAAATCAAAAATTTAAACTTCCTAAAATAAATGAAGTTTTTGTTGAGGCTGGAGATTTGACTACTTTAGGCCTATACATAAAAGCAGGATTGCCGAATATTGTTGGTGATTTGATGACGAATGGAAATTCGTTTACAGCTATATCTGGAGCATTTGCAACTCGTTCACAAATTTCTAATCTAAGTGGGGGACATTCTGCCGCTACTGAGTATGGTAATTTGACTTTTGACGCCTCACATTCCAACCCAATCTACGGCAACAATGACACAGTTCAACCAAAAGCAATAAAACTTCGTCCTATGGTACAATTAGCAACAGGAGCGGATGAAAGTTCTTTAGCAAATACAACTCAATGTCTTGCAGAATTACCTAAAAAGGCGAATATTATTTGGTATGCAAATAGAGAATTTGAATATAAACAACCAAACTTTATTCTTGCAGATAAACAATATGTAACTATTAAAGGTGGTACAGCGATTAGACTTGCAAATGGTTCTACATTCTATACTGAAAATGATATGCTTAAACCTATTTCAGAAATTATGGATACAGGTACAGTAACAAATGGTAAAGATTATTATTTCTATTTAGATAATCAATCTAATTTAATTGCAAGTTTAAATGAAAATCTACCAACAGGTGTTACAAGTGCCGTAAAAATTGGTGGAGCTCACACATTATGTCAAGCAGTAACAGAAGGTAATGCTCCAACCCTTTTAAGTGATAGTTTTTGGGCTAACCATCCGGCTATAGGTTATAATGCAGGCTACTTTATACCTAATTCATCTTGGACTCCAGCGTTTCGTTCTGCCGCCTTAACAGGAAATAAAGGACAAGTATTTGTAGACAGAGGAAATATTAGGAAATGGGTTGATATTTACCTACAAAGTGGTACAGGTACTTCTACAGCAAGTTCTTACGCTGGTACAATTACAAATAATAGACAATATATGTTATTCTTTGGAGATATGGACCAAGTAGGTAAACAGTTAGCAAGTGCAGATGAATTTAGAATATTCTCTGAAGGTTCTAACCAAAAAACAAATATTCAAGGTGATGCAATTCCTTCTGATAAAAAATGCGGAGGTTATTTAGATACTGCTGGAAAACGTATGATTTCTGGATACTTTGTAGAATGTTGTTGCGGTTATTTATGGCAAGTTTCTAGAGATATTGCGGCCACTGGTTCTTCTAACTGGAGTGATTGGGCAGATACTCGTCGTGGTGATCATTTCGGCACACCTTATGTGGTGACACTTGGTGGCGCTTGCACTGAATCGACGCACTGCGGTTCGTGGGCTGCTACTT